GTCTTATAAGCATCTTAGAGTTTGGTTCAATTCCAAAATATTCTACGCCCTTGTAGCCCAGTGGCAGAGGCACACGACTTAAAATCGTGCAAGCGTTGGTTCGAATCCAACCAAGGGCACTAAACCTCTGTAACTCAGTGGAAGAGTAGCGGACTTCTAATCCGTTTGTCGATGGTTCGAATCCATTCAGGGGTGCTACAATTAAACATTGGTCTGTAGTTCAGTTGGTAGAACACTCGACTGTTAATCGAGATGTCGCAGGATCGAGACCTGCCAGACCAGCCAAGGTCCGTTAGTTCAGTTGGTTAGAACGCTACCCTGTCACGGTAGAGGTCGTCGGTTCAAGTCCGATACGGATCGCCAAGTCTCCATGGTCTAGAGGCCTAGGACTCCACCCTTTCACGGTGGCAACACGGGTTCGAATCCCGTTGGAGATACGCCTCCTTAACTCAGGGGTAGAGTACTCGCCTTGTAAGCGAGTTGTCGTAGGTTCAAATCCTACAGGAGGCTCGTAATACTAAACAAAAGGAGAAAATATGAAACCAGGAATAATTGTAATGGTTATTAGTGATGATCATAATGACAAAAAGGCTGCAGAAGTATTATCTGTGGATAATGATTTGTGTACAATAAAAATGTGTGATACTCAAGAAATTATAAAAATGAATCAATCAAATTTAAAACGTAAAAAATTATGTGTATGTAATACTTCAAAAAATAAACCATTTTGTGATGGATCTCATTCATTAATGTTTTAGTTATAGTTTTTACTTTCTATTACTATACAAATCTGATCACTCATAATTCTAGTATTAGTATTAAAATATTCTTTTAAATTATCCAATGTATTATGAATAACTTTTTCTGTATCCATAGTTAAGTTATAACAAAGAGATGCCCATCTGTTTTCCCCTAGTATTTCACATGCTTCTTCTAAAAACTCTGGTATTTCATTATGAAATTCTTGTCCTCTTTTTACATTTCTAAGCATTATAACCATTGGATAATTGTAGTCTTTTCTTTCTTTTAAGAATTGAATTCTTTCATTTTTTACAAATGGCAAAAAAGATTCAAATATAAAATTATGCATAGTTCCAGTAACTGCTACTGCAGCCATAACAACAGAAGGTCCTGGTGTTGATGTCACATGTATTCCTTCAGCAATACATTTTTTAACTATCCTTGCTCCTGGGTCTGCTACCCCTGGCATACCTTCATCTGAAATTAAGAATACATCTTCTCCATTTTTTAATAAATCAATTATTTTATTCATGTTATGAAGTTCGTATGCTTCTCCAGGTTCTCCGCCATCAGAATCATACTCAATGGATATAGTATTGACATTTGGTTTTTGCATTCCAAGTGCGGGCCAAATTCTTTCAAATGCCTCTTCTCTTTCTATCACTATATTTTTTGCATTTTGAATATATTTAAATGCTCTTACTGACATATCTTCCCAATTGCCAATAGGCAATCCAACTAAATATAATTTTCCAAACGACATATATTCATTATACACTATGGTATAATTTTAATATTATGAAAACTCCAGAAAAAGGTCCAGCATATAATCAATACATTGAATTAAAAAACTCTCAAACTCCTATTTCTAATCAAGATTTTGAGCCAATAATTGTAGATAACATATTTTCAAAAGAAGATATAGATCATTTATATGAAATAATTAATAACACTCCAGAAGAAAAAACTCAAATACAAAAATGGGGCGGAATGAAAGCATGGCATATAGACTTAGGGCCAAGAATAAAAGATAAAATTAATGAGGCAGTCAAAAAATCTTTAGGCGACCATGTTCGCTTAGTAGAAGATCACTCATTTGCTAGATATAGTATGGAATATGGATGGATGACAAAGTTATTTCCACATACAGATATGAGAGATAAACAAAGAATTACTTTTGATATTCAGGTGCATGCTGATGAAGAATGGGGAGTAGTTGTTGAAGATGTAGAATACTTTTTACAAGATAATCAAGCATTAGTATTTGCTGGGACGCAACAGCCACATTGGCGTAGAGCAAAAGAATTAAAACCAGGAAGTCATCAAGACATGATATTTTGTCATTTAGAATATGTTGATGATGTACCTTATGATGACGGTCAAGATCAAATATTACATGAAAGAAATAAGTTCTTTTCTGAATATTACGATATGCATCCAGACCCAACAACTTTTTATTAATATGGACAATATAGAAGAGTCAATTAAAAATGTTCTTTTTCAAATTGGAAAAGATATAAAGGTACATAAATTAATAGATGGTAACTTAATATTAGATATTGATTATGATAAATATACAAAAGAAATAGTAGATATTTGTAATAAACATATAGAAAGAAGAAAAGGTGTTTGGTAAATTACATCTAATTGGATCTCCAATTGGCAACATGTTGGATACATCTCAAAGGTTATTAAATGCATTTAATGACGCTAAATATATATGCGTTGAAGATATAGATAGATTTAAAGAATATTGTTCTTTTAATAATTTTATATATAATGCAGAACTAATTGATATATGTTTTTCGTTAAACAATAACAGAGAAAACGAAGTAAAAGAAAGAATAATTTCAATTTTAAAAAATGGCGAGGATGTTTATATAATATCTGATGAAGGTATGCCTGGTCTTGCAGATCCTGGTACTATACTTGTTGATGAAGCAATTAAAAATGATATACAAATTATAACTACTCCAGGGCCATCTGTTGCTCTTGCTGCAGCATCATTATCCAATATATTAAATAACTTTTTATTTGAAGGCTTTATGCACAGCGTAGATGAAGAAAGACATAAAAAGTTTGAATTTTTAAAAATGTCTCCTGTTCCTATGATTTTTTTATTACATAATTCAAATCATAGACCAATTGATAAAGAAGATAAAATACACATGCTTCATAATTGTTTTGATCATGATATTTTTATTAATGAATGTATTACATTTTTTGGCGAAGAAAGAAAAGCAGTTTTTTGTATTGATTTAACTACAGATCATCAAAAAGTAATTCGTAGTACTTTAAAAAATATAAAACAATATATAGATCAAAATAAAATATTTGGCAATTTATGCATTGTGGTAGATGGAATAAATAATAATTTATCTATTTAGTATCTTTTTTATATTCTCCATATTTACCAAGAATTGCTTTAATTGTACCGTCTTTTCTTAAGCGTACAACATTACCATTCTTAATTTGTATGGGATTAAATCCATCGTGCCTTTTGTATGAACCAGATGATTTTTTAGACATATATCACCAAATTTCTGTTATTCTTTCTGTTTTTGAAATTATTTTTCCAAAACCTTCAAACAAAGTTTTTTCTACTGGTACACAATTTGGAACCATTTTGCCGTTTTTTTCTTTCATTCCTCTTTGTACATATCCTTCCCAGCATGGATTTGCTTTATTTACATCCCCGCAGCAATCGCCCTTCATTTCATTGGCTTGACAAACTGGACATAAATCACAGCACACATTCATATCTTTACATGTAGGACATCCGCAACCATCATATGTACAGGGGTCATTAGACGATTGACCAACTACAGAAATATCTTCTTTTATAACTTCAGTCTTGTCCATATTTTCATTTAATTCAAGTGATGGCATTATCATTATATCTTTTGCTTTTGCTCCAACAAAATACTCTGTCTCTTCAAGTTCGCCATCTTCCATTTCAAATAACTGAATTAAAATAGCAGGATCTTCTGAAGATGCTTCAATAGAATATTCAGATCCTGGCATTCCAAGCATACCTTCTGTCATTACGTGAACTACACGACCAACATACATTTCTTCTTCATGTGGGGCCATAACCATATCGCCCTCTTTAACCATGGCCTTACCTATATTTCCTTCAGATCTATTGATTGCATAAATTTGTCCTGCTGCTTCTTTTTTTGTTTTATGGCAGCCCATGACTTCTCCAGTACTGGTTTTAACTGCAGGGTAACCAGAACATCCGTGAGATCCTTTAGCACCTACTTTATAAGGCATAAACCCATTATATCATCAAATAAGAGCAGTTTAACCACATGCTCAGGTGGTTTATCTACCGATAGGCCTTGCGGATATGTCGGATTACCTTAGATAATGTTATTTGATTTTAATTGCTTTTGGTTTCTTTTCTTCTGGAATGTTTCTTTCCACAAAGACGCTAAGAATACCGTCTGCCATTTCAGCACGATCAACCTCCATATACTCTCCAAGAGCAAAGGTGCGTGTGAACTTTCTGCTTGCAATACCCTTGTGAAGAACATTAGAATTTTCTTCTTCTGTTTTCTCACCCTTGACAATCAAACTTCCATTATCCACAGAAACCTCAACTTCATCCTTGCTAAAACCAGCAATGGCTAAAGATAGTTTATAAGTATCCTCATCAAGTTTTACCACGTCATACGGTGGATAGGACTGACGAGTTGCCTCACGATGGATATTTGAAAGACGGTCCAACTCTCTGTTGAAACCAATAAAAAATGGATCTTTAAATAGATCCAATGCAAATGAACTTACCATTTTTCCTCCTTATTAAGCGAGTTCAATTAAGTACCCCCCTTTGGGCTGGTACATATATATTATATCACAAACTAACCTTGCCAGTAAAGTCTATATTAATAACACATCTTATATCATTCTTTATTGGACTAGAAGATGAGTGATATTGGAGTCCATTAAATAATATTGCCCTTCCAGCCTTTGGATTAATTTTTTTGTCAATTGTTAAATTTTTATTTTCCATGGGGTATTTTTCATTAAATAAAATTGTATCACCATCTGAATCATTTACATAATATAAAAAAACAAAATGTTCATGATCTGTATCAATATGAGGATAATGTATTTTATTATTTGTACCATCTTTTAAAATAAGATTTGCTTTAATTCTAAACACATTGTCTACAACTATATTATGTTTATTTATAAACTTGTTAAAAATATATAAAAATGTGTCTGAAAACTGAGAATGTTTTTGTGAGTTATGATAGGCAAGGTGAACAAATTGTTGTGAATCTAAATAATCGTCATTATTTAAGATGACACCAGAACTATCTTTTTTATTAGTTGAACCATAAAAATACCATGGAAAGTTAGAATTAGGTATATCATACATCATTTTTTGTAAACTAATTATTTCTTCTTGATTTAAAAATGAATCATCTATAATCATAATAATTAATTCTACCATATGATGGTGTATAATTAAAATATGCCATTAACTGAAGAACAAAAACAACTTATATTAGAAAAAGAAAAAAATCATACAGCAAAACGGACCGTTCCACCTTTTGGATTTAATGAAATAAGAATGTTGCAGGAAGATGAAATTGAAGATCCTTATCAATTAAATCAAGAACAATTAAACAACGCAAAGATTTTTATATCTAGAGAAGAATATACAAAGCATCTTAAAAAAGGATTAAATTATATGGAGGTTGGAGTTGCATGGGGATATTATTCAGAAATAGTATGTCAAAATGCACAACCATCTTTAATCGATTTAGTATGTAGATATGACCAAGACATGAAGTGCTGGTCATGGAGAAGGTTTGGTGAATGTCAATGTAGTCCAGTTAAACATACTTATGATTTTACTGCTGAAGAGTCAGAAAATTTTATAAAAAATAAATTTAAACAATATGGAAATGCAAATACATATAAGGGCGATGCAGAGGAAATACTTCCAAAATTTATTGAGGATGGAAAACTTTATGATTATATTTATATAGACATCCATAATGGTAGAAAAGCAACCAGAGAAGTACTATCTTGTGCATCAAAATTAATTCCTATTGGCGGTATTATTGGACTAAACGATTATACAATTTATGATGGAATAATAGATAATGTTTTTTATGGTACATTTCAAACTGTAAATGAATTTTTATATTTTAATAAAAATTGGTCTGTGGATGCTTTAGCATTACATAAACTAGGCTTTTACGATATTTATTTAAGGAGGAATAGTTGAGTCTTTCTAAAGAGTATACATTGCCTAAGCATATAAGGTATAACGCAATGGACAGCATATTCAATAATGATTTTGATTTATCTTGGCATAGGCAATCACAGTCATACCGTGAAACAATTACTAAATCAGAAATAAATACTGGAGTAATTGATGATGGTACAGTTGAATATTTATATAATAAAAACTTTTTTAGATGTAGCGAATTTACTAAAACTCCATCAAGACCACATATATTGTTTGCTGGATGTTCTCAAACAGAAGGTATTGGAGGAAACTTAAATACTGTATGGCCAACAATGTTTTTAAATAAAAGCAATATTGCTGATAAAAGTCTTTATAATTTGGCTAGATCTGGTTGGGGATGGCAAATGATAATATACAATCTACATGTTTACGTAGAAAGATATACAAAGCCAGATTATTTATTTATCCTTTTACCTAACATATCTAGAAGATTTGAATTTGATACATATAACAAGGGAGATTATTGTTATATGCAACGATATCCAGAAAGCGATTTACCCAAAATTAATGATGTAGGTGATATATCAAAAAATGAATATTTTGTAGAATTAATTAATTTTTCTGTATTTTGGAAATTCTTTTTACATTACTGTAAAACTAATAACATTAATGTATTATGGTCTACATGGTTTTTTAATGATTTAGAAAATTTAAAAACATTGAATATGCTTGATGATTCTTATGTTCCTTTAGATTTAAAAGGCCAATCAGAATATGTTGCAGAAATGTATTTATCTGGATGGGAAAAAACAGAGTATGATTTGAAAAAAAGAGATGGGCATGCTGGAACATTAATTAATATGTATTATGCAGACAGATTTTTAGAAGTAGCAAAGGAGAAATGGAATGTTTTCTAAATTATATAGAAAAATAAAAAAGTGGTATTACGTTCGTAAATTAAAAAAACAACTTAAAGAGCCACCAAATTTTATTTACTAGTTAAAAAACAACGAAGTGCATATTTTTTACCATTAATTATTGAATTAGATCTATGACTATAAGGCCAGTTAGATGGAAAAATTATTAAACTATTTGCTGGCGGTTTTATTTTTATATTAAAGTGCTCAAATTCTAACTCTCCACCATCATAGTTATCGTTTAAATACGCCAATGCAGCGCCTATTCTAAAGTCTTCACCATTCAAGGTATCAGAATGAAATATAATATTGTTATCTACTTCATATTTTAATAATGTTGCAACAGCCATATTAGAAGAATTATTTTGTGAAGAATCTGGGATCATAACATTTATATTATATAAAGATTGATATACTTCGGTTGTTTCTTTAATTGCTTTTTGAAATTCATCATATATTAATCTAGCATCTATATTGTCTGGATAATCACTTAATTGAATTGCATATGATTTTCTAACAATAGATCCATTTCTATTGTTTATTTTTAATTCAAAAAAATCTGATAAGTTTTTTTCAATAAAGTCTATATAGTTTTTACTAAATACATTTTCAAAAATAACTATTCCTGGTGCTAAAATTTTATACATAATTTAAGTATAGCATATGATACAATAAAGTGTGACTATTTTTCATAACCACATTCCAAGAACATCTGGTGGCGTGATTAATCACTATATTAGTCAAAATAAAAATATATCACAATATATTATTGAGCCAACAGATAAAATAGATCCGAAAAATTTTAAAGATAAACAATATATTGCTGGGCATATAGGACAACTTCCACAACAATATATAGATAATGTTATCTCTTTTTCTTTTGTAAGAAATCCTAAAGAACAATGGCTAAGTTGGTTTTGGCTTATGTATAGACAAGGTTTAACTGTAATTGATGGAAAAATAACAGAGTCTAGACTTGGCACACCCCAAGCGTATATGGAAAAGTTTTTATATGATGATTCTTTTTATCCTGGAACATCAAATATACAATCAAAATTTTTAATGGGATATGTTGACATTGATTTATGGAATAGGGTAGAAGAGCCTATAGATAAAACACAGTCCAATTGGTGTCTCAAAGAGTACAGTCTTGACAGGAAAGATATAGACGATGCTCTTGATAGATATATTGTTGAAACTGTTGAAAATAGAAATAATTTAATAGAATTTATTAATACCATTTTTGAAAAAAAATATAATATTGTAAGTGCAATTAGTGATTATGAGTGGTCTGGTCACAATACACCAAAACCAAACTATCTTGAATTTGAAATCCCTAAGGCGTGGAGTGAAAGAATAAATGAATTAAACCCAGTAGATTATTACCTTTATGATAGGGTAAAATCTAAACAGAAAAAATATGCTATAATGTCATTATGAGTAATTTTGAAATCGGACGTGCTGGTACGGGGACCTGCCGTGAAAGACAATACCCAGTATACAAAGATGGCGAAAACATTGGATGTTTTTTCCTTCCAAAAGACGCTGCAAATTTTGCTAAAGATGAGCATGGCGCAACAGAAATTACAGTTTTTGATGTTGATAGTGTAGAGTCAGACGCAAAGTTTGTTATAACATATCAAGATGGAAAATGGATTCTTAAGTGAATCAAGTTTTTAAAATAGAGAAGTCAGGAAGTTACGGTTGTCCTGATAACCAATACCCCCTTCTTGTTGATGAAGAGTGTGTTGGATGTTTTGAATATCCAAAAGAAGCAGCAGCAAAAGCAAGGGATCTTGGAGCAAATTCTATAGATGCTTTTGATTATACAATGCCAGAAAGTGAAAGTTCAAGACATGCACTTGCTTTAAAACCAGACGGAACATGGTGCCATACTTTTTCAAATATGGCTTAATAGAAAGAGAAATTCAATGTACGGAGATCCAAATAAATTACAAAACCAAATAGATAAAATAACAGAAAGTAGAAGCGGTGAACGTTTTTCTTTCACATCACCTATCCCTGGTCTTCATATTTATGATAATGTTTGGCCAAACTCTATGGATTTTATAAATGAAATAAGAACAGAGGAATATTGGAATAACAATTCACATCGTGGTAGCAAACCTTGGATTCGTGAAGACTATTATAATGAATTAAATGGTAAAAAAGCAGAAACATGTTGGGTATGGAATGATCCAAGATTTGCAGAACATTTTCAAGAAATTGTAGACTCTTATTTATGGCAGTGGGACTTGGCCCCATTAAGTAGAGAAGCCATGAGAATATCAAGATATGAGCCAGGTGAGTTTTTCTCTTTACATGCAGACGATTCGTATGGAACGCCAAGAACAGTATCCCTAGTTTATTATCCAAATGATGACTATGACGGAGGAGAATTAGAATTTATTCATTTTGGTGTTAAAATTAAACCAAAGGCTGGACAACTATTTTTATTCCCGTCTGCGTATAGTTATATGCATAAAATACATGGCATTACTTCTGGTATAAGGTATACACTTGTTTCGTTTTTTGCAGAAATTTCAGAAAAAGAAAGACAAACTAGGATGTCTTCTATAGAATTTCCATATACTACTGATCTTCAATATCAATTTTCAGATAATGCATAATGACTTTAAAAAAAATAATTAACGACAAAGTTTATTCTGTACATGATGAAATAGAGTGTGAAAAAGGAATATTTCCAGCATGGATTGTTCAACCTGGATTTTTTTTAAAGGGTGGAGAATTAGTTTATAGAATTGAATGGGAAGATAACGTTCCAGAAAAGTCATTTTATTTTTTACATATTCCAAAAACCTCTGGTATGTCTGTGAAAGAAGTATTGCTACATACCTATAAAGATCATAGAATCTATAGTAACTTTTTACAATATTTAGATGATAAAGAAATGTTAAAATGTGATTTTATATCAGGTCATTTTGCGTTATATCCAATAGAATTATTTAAAAAACATGAAAAGAAATTATTTACATATACAATACTTAGAAATCCAACAGACAGATATATAAGTAATTATTTATATAAAAATGAAAATCCTAGTTTAGAGAAGTTAGAAGAGCATATGTTTGATAATAGAAATGATAATATGCAATATAAATATTTAACATGTACTCTCAATATGTCTGATTTAAAAAGATTTTATGATAAATTAGCATCAAAAGAAATTACTTTTGATCAATATAAAGAATTTTCGTTATCATATAATGATTTAGTTCGGGTGTATAGCAACATTGATAGTGCTCTTTCAAATATAGATTATATTGAAACTATAGACAATCAAAATGATTTATCAAATTTAAATAATTTTTTAGAAAAAAATATTAATATTTCTTTGTCAACAAAAATTAAAGGATATCAAAATACTGGAAGTGAAAAAAATAATGAATTTAAAAAAACAATTCCAGATAGTTTTAAAAAATTAATAACAGAAAAACAAAATTTAGATTATGAATTATATGAAAAAGTAAAGATGGGCTACTACAAAGAATAGCCCATCCCTTTTATTACTTCTTTTTTGCAGGAGCCTTCTTAGGCTTTACATTCTTAAGAACATCTTCAACAATAGATACTGCTGGTAATCTACCAAATGCAGGATCGTTTGGATTCAATGCACGTAATGCAACTGGTGCTACAGCAGATACAAGAGACCACAATAATGTCTGTGGATCTGTAACTCCAGCCATATATAAAGCAATTGCACCAGCGAGTACTGAACGTCCATATGATGCAAGCATTGCCTTCATTTCTTTATTCATTTATTCCTCCTAGGATATGAATCTAGTTATGGCATCGTAACCTAGCCATAATCCAATTATACCAGCAACTCCTGCAAAAACTGGAGGTGCTGGAACTGGAAGTTTAAATGCTGCAAAAATAACTCCGCAGCCAAAACCAGTTATTATAGATAATAGTATATCTTTCATGTTTCTCCTTTGATATTGTTTGGATGATCCATTGGTGTTGGAATGGTCATTAATGTATCACACTCACTACACTCTCCATCTAAGAAATACATTCCAACTTCATAGTCAACTGGATCAAATATAACTTTAACCTTTATTATTTTTGATCCACACAAGGGACAACAAGCAGAAGGAATGCCTCTTAAATCTAGTTTATTCTGTTTCATAAAATTTTTCTTTTAGTATTTCAAAATGCGACTTAGAATTATCTACAATACTATCCCAATTTTTCTTTGCCTCTAATCTCTTACTAAAATATTCATCCATTTTAGTTTTTATATCAGAGTTATTAAAGTGCGACATTTTTTCTAATAAACTAATATATGTTTTGTGGAAAGGCCTTATGCCAAATCCAGTTTTAATTGTATCAACATTTTTATTTGCCCACTCAACTGATGATTTAAAATAGTTTTCTGGATATTTTTTTGAAGTTATATGCTTCCAATATGGCGTATCTTCTCTTTGAGATAATGCATAATGCATTCCAACAAAATCAAACATTCTTTCAATTCTAGTTTTTGTCTTATAGTTAAAATTATCTATATCGTATTGTGTTACATGCTCTCTTTCAAGAGCATCAACCAAAGTAAAACAATTTTGATGAGTTAGTAACAATCCAGTACTTTCTAATGGTTCTAAAAATCCTGCAGATAATCCAATAGCAACTACATTTTTAACCCAAAATCTGTCATAATACCCATTAGTAATTTTTATATTTTTAAAAGTTAAATTTTTAGATCTATTTGGATCATGAACTACCATTTTGTCTGAATCTAAATAATTTTTATATTCTTCTAATGCATCATCATCTGAAATAAATTCATTACAGTATACGTACCCAGAGCCTATTCTATTCCATAAAGGAATATTCCAAATCCACCCATTATTTATAGCAGTACAATTTGTAAAAGTTTGTAATTCTTTCTCTTTATCAGTATATGGAATATGTGCAGTCCATGCTCTATTATTTGGAAGGTATTCAGCAGTAGAAATAAATTTTTCTTTCATAAAATTACCCAAAAGGATACTTTTAAATCCAGAACAATCTATAAATAAGTCAGCATAAACTTTAGTGCCATTGTCTAAAAGTATAGATGTTATACCATTTTCATTTCCATCAATATCAGTAACTGTACCAAATATTCTATTTACACCCCTGGGGATAGCATAATATTCTGCAAGCCAGTTACCAAGTTTAGTAGCATCCATCTGCAATGCTAAATCCCTATGAGGCTGATATGGATTCATTGAGTCTATATGATCAATTACAAGTTTGTTTGTTTCCATGCTTTTAGCCTGCGGGAAAAAATATCTTACATAATCTTGATCTTCTGTTTTTGGATAAAATGCTTTTTTATAATGCCAATCATCAAGTCCATAATGTGTTATTTCTGGGTCTAAATTGGGGTGTCCAAACGGATAATAAAATGTTGGCGAATCTTTAGTTTTAAAGTTAGTAAAACCTATTGCCACTTTATAGGCAGCATTTGTATATTTCATAATGCTTGAATAGTCTAAATCTAAAAAATTAAAAAATCCATTTATTTCAAATGTAGTACTTTCTCCTACACCAATAATTGGAATATCTGTGCTTTCAATTAAAGAAATATTTTTTTCTGGGTATGCTTTTATTAGTGCAGATGCAGTCATCCATCCAGCAGAACCCCCGCCAACTATTACTATTTTATTAATTTGCATCTGGCTTCATACTTTCTAAGTTATCAAAAGCCTTTTTAATTCTAAGAACAGATAAATCATTTGGAGACGATGACTCTTGATCTAAAATTTTAGCAAATGTAATTAATTCTTTTTGTAAATCTTCAATATACTTATACGCCATATCTCTTGTTTCAGTTAAAAATGCTATTAGATGTTCTTGTTCAATATTTTCTGAATTATTTTCTATTTTTTCTTTAATACTGTTTATATCTATGGCAGATTGTGTTAACAAAAACATTAACTCTATATTTTTATTTTTTAATCTTATGTTTTCTATAACTGCGCCAACAATAACTATAACAACTAAAATAAAAACTAATAAATCAAGCATATTTATCCTCGTGTGTTGGCCAATAATACTTACAAGGTTCTTTACGATTTGGACAGCAAGGTGAGTTATTTATGCTATAAATAGCGTGTTGAAATTTTGCATAATAAAGAGGATCTTTTTTAAATAAATTTGCTTTGTGTGTGGTAATAACAAGCATTAATTTATTTTTATCTATAAACCATTTAGGTTTATTTTTACCCCAAATTTTAGAAAATCTTGTTTTTAATAATTTCATATTTTCTTGATTTTTATCAACTTTTATATTTCTAGACTTTGCTTCTTTAATCATTGCATAAACGTATTCATTAAGCATCCATTCGCTGCCTTTCCACATAAGTACGGCAGGATGATTGCGCCAACCACCAGTAGGTGAGTTTCCAGAGAGCACATTTAGTATTTGGTAGCCTTCTAATATTTGCTTATTTAATCTTTTAGAATCAAGCATTTTTGCACAGATATTAAAATCTGATGATGGTAGAAATGTTTGCATTATAGATCTTCCTCGTCTTCTATATCTCCAAATATATCAAAGTCTTCAATTTTTGTCAACTGCCTAACCCAAAATGTTAATATTGTTGATAAGGTTATTATTCCAATAATGCCAAAAATAAATTTATTTTTCATTTTCCGCCTTCTCTTACTAATAAGACAATGGCACCATTATCTTCTAATGCTTTTTTTACTCTTACCATATATTCTACAGCACGACGCTTGTCTTCGTCAAGTAACGACATAAAAGATTTTTCTGATGCTTTAACAGTAATAAAATTATCATTATCTATAAGTTCTAAACTAAAACCTTTAGGACAAAAATGGTTTAATGACCTAAAAGCCCTACGCATTCCATCTGTATACATTTATGACAAAAGGTCTTCTGATTGTTTTGGCGCTGTAATAATAATAGCCTTAGAACCTTCCCAACGAACTCTTCCCTTACATCCAACATTCCATTTTGTCTCACCGTTATGCTGATTCACAATATCATAAACATATCCATGAATTTCAAATCCACTTGCTAAATTTTCAACTCCATTAATAAAAATTCTCCATACCAAAGGATCTTCTGGTTGTGCCTTTGTATTAAACCTTACAGTAATTTCATCATATGGTCTAATCCAACGGTCTTTTACTATTTCCCAAATATATTTAATTTTATTCATATTCCCATTTCCTTACGTTTTTGTGTCGCAGAAATAGCCTGTATTTCTGGAGCAAGTTCAATCTGTTCAATTTTATATCCTACATCACGACCATAAACTATGTTAGTAATATTTGGCAAACGTAGCACCATTGCCCCATCCATAAACTCATCTTTTGAAATATATTCTTTAACTTGATCAAATTTAAGCGGATCTTTTGGACTTGTGTTATATGTATTGCGTACCCCAAGAAGCACTTGTTTTGTTCTTTTCCCAGCCTCTTCATACAAAGCATGATGGCCTTCATGCCAAGGCTGATATCTACCAAGCATTAATGTTGTAGGTGCTGACCAATCGTGTAAATTAAATTGATTAATGATTACCGATGCTTTTTCATTGGCATCCCATTCATGACTAATAAATGCCATATCAAAGTTAGATGGCACTTCAAACATTTTATTAGTATCTTCAAATCTACCAGCCTCAATTGTTTCCATATAAACTAAAATATCTGGCTTACCAAATGCTGCACGAGTTAATTCTGTAGGACAAACAAAATCAACTACTACTGGTGCAACCCCTTGTTTTGCAATAAGACGAGCCATCTCACCCATTCGTCTTGCCTGCTCAATCCTATCTTCATGGCTAAAGCCAAGGTCAGAATTTACGGTAGCACGAACCTCATCCGCATTAAGATGAATAGCATTAATTCGTTCTTTTAATGCTTTTGCTAACTCTGTCTTACCAGAACCTGGTAATCCTATAATTTGTATAATCATTCAAAATCCCTCTGACTTTCAAAAATTTTATTTATATCATCTTCAATTATATCAAATGATCTATTATCATGATTTTTACATACAGGATGTATTGAGTAACCATCTGCAATTATTGTTATTGCAAAACCATCACAGTAATAACATTTAGACATAATTTTTTTATTTTTTTGTCTTAAAAATTCTAAATATTCTTTATTGTTCATTTTTATACTCTTCCAATATGATCACTACAGATTCCAGCCATCTGCATATTTAAAACATCTGCGGTTGGCATTTCTTGATGAACCAAAATACTTTTTGGTGTAACTGGCATACCAGGGTATGTCCATATATAATGATTAGTAGTTATTGTAAAATCATCTTCTTGGTGCCAAAACGCATTATAATATTTTGGCATTGATAAAACTAAATCTAAGGCTTCTAAATTTTTACAATGAATCCATAACTTTTTAATATAAGAATTTAAAAAATATATGTCGATCTCATATGTTGGTTTATCATGTCCTAAATACATTTTATTATTTACAAACCAAAAATCTATTTCAACATTGTATCCAGCATTTATAGCCTCAGCAATATAATCTGGGGAGTTTTCTCTTGATTCATTTTTACCATATAGATTACCCCTATGTGATATTTTAATCATTAACAATTCCCCACTTTTCTATAGCAGAAATATATTCTGGACCATAGGACTTATCTATAGCCTGCCTCATGGCCATAGTGCCCCCTAAAGTGCCACCAGAATGCCCGTGGATGGCTCCTCCTACGTTTGCCATATAGTTTATACCAAACCTTCTGCTTATAGCCTCTACAAGGCCAGGATGCATTCCGCAACTTAGCGCTGGCACAACATTATTATCATTTAATAAATCTATAGATCTTTTTAAATTATCTTCGTCATCACTTAAATACCCACCCCACATACCAGTATGTATCGTATCTACTCCCATTAATGCTGCTAACTTACAAATAACATACCAATCAATTCTAAAATTATGACTAGGATTTGTTAATATCTTATCCCCGCTTTTTTGAAAATGCATATATATTGGAAGATCCATTTTTCGTATAGAGTTATATGCTCCAAATCCGCTCCAGAAGTTTACATGTACACCATTACCACCATTTTCATATACTGTTTTTACTCTATTTAAAATAGCATGTGGATCAGCATTAATACAATGAGCAAAAACTACCTTTCTTCCAGAATCTGCGATAATGTTAGCAATGTGCTCAACTCTTTCTTCTAGCCTACAAAATGTTGGGTTAGATAATATTTCATCTTCTTTAATAAAATCAACGCCACCATCAATTAACTCTTTAACTATATATCCTAGTTGTTTAACTGATATTCCAGTTTTAGGTTTTACAATACCGCCTAACAATGGCTTATTTTTTTGTCCAGTTAACTCTCTTATTCCAGACATACCAAACTTAGGGCCAAGAAAACTCTTTTTTACACTTTCTGGAAATTCAACATCTACCACTCTACATACTTTAAATACATCAATGTCTAATTGTCCACCCATAATCTGACATAAGAAATGCGAAATACCATCGTTATCCCAATCTGAATTTATTTTTGGAAAACCAATTTTAACAAAACCATTTAGTGCTAATTTTAATTTTTCTTCATCATCATAAATAACACATGATGACATTTCAAATATATCATCAGTTTCCCAACTATTTCTTTGTTTTGGATTACCAACACTTTGTCCAATAGCAAGCGCCCATGCAGCATCATTTAATCTACCATGTGAAGGATTGACTTCTATATAATATGTTACAACTATACATCTTTGTTTTTCAGAGTCGTCTAAGTCTCTATAAAACTTCATACTTATCTCCTATAATAGATGGAACTTTTACTACTAAAACTGAACAATCTTCTAAAAATATTGGATCTGCTATATCTCCTGGATTAAAAACAAAAACGTCTCCAGATTTTAATTCTTTTCCTTGTATTATCATTCTACCAGATACAAGAACATTATATTCTGTTGCAACCTCATGGTAATGTTTTGGCCACATTTCTCCAGCCTTATGAGTTAACAAACCAACCTCAAATTTATCTGTTTTTAATAAAGACGGATCAAAGTTTCCTATAATCCATCCTCTGGTAAAGTCTTCTATTCTTCTAATTTCCATAGTTTCTCCATATATAGTTCTAAATCAGAAGGTACTCCAACAGCATTATGTTGAAAAGAAGGTATGTGATAAATTCCAATTTTTTTACCATCTTTAATCATTGAATTATAAGTAGGTCCTACATAAAATTCTCCATTATATCTTTCGTTATTTAATATCATTTTGCTTGCACTATCAACAAAATCTTTTCCATGTTTCCAATAATGTATTCCATTTAATGATATATCACTTATAATTTCTTTTTCTTTTATTTCTAAAACTAATCCATTTTTATTTATTTTAGCATAACTATTTTTATCTGTATTTGCGGTATAAGTTACAATCATTCCATCATATTTTGAATTACGTGCTACCTGTAAAAATAAATCAGAATCCCACCACATTATTTGATCAGAGTTAGCAATTATGAGTTCTTCATCATTATTGATAAAATCTTTTGCCATCAAGCATGTTTCTGCTGGTCCATTTGTTAATTTATCAATCTTAATAATATTACATGTTGGCTCAATGTTTTTTAATGTTGAATATAATTCATCAAAAAATATGTTATCTCTAACTACAAAATTATACTTTCCTTTTATAGATAAAGAATTTATGGCATGCTGTATCATAGAAATTCCATTTATTTTTATTAATGGCTTAGTTGTTTTATATATGTCTACTGGAAACCTACTACCAAGTCCAGCAATTGGAATAAGTATATTAGTCATATATTTTTATAAACCTTTCAAGTTCTTTTTCTATTTTATCATATTTTCTAGTGACATTTGGTACTGATACATATATTTTTTCAGAAAATAAAGAAGATATTAGATAAAAATGAAAATGAAATTCTATATTCTGTTTAAGTAATTGTGTTGTACTTAACTCTATAATGGTTGTATTTTTTCTCATAAAAAGCAAATTAGTGAGTCCTGATCCAGATAATGAAACTATAATTTTTGCTTTATCAAAATATTTTATTTGATCTTCAATGCTATTAAACATTTCTGGGGTACATATTTCAAATCCATTGGCTCTTAATAAATTCTCTAAATATTCTTCATTATCAATTCTTAAATCATCTTTAAATTCTAATTTATCTATTTCTTCTTGTGACATTTGGTGTAATTGTGTTGCCATCATGTTTTGTTTTTTTTGTCTAGAAACATATATTTTTTTGTCATTAGATATAGAAAGATCTCGATATCCTTCAACCATCTCATCAAGACAGCGAATAAATTCTCCACATAACTCTGTCTCTTCGTAATAATAAAAATTTCTAACTATTGGGGGATAAATAGAATGTGTTTGCACAACGCTATACGGAATACCATATTTTCTTAATACATTTATTACAAATAATCCACTATTATGAAAAATATCTTTTTCTTTGCTTGGATGTAATAGTATTACCTCAATGTTTTTATCTTGTTTATATTCATATAAAATTGGACCAAGTACGTGAAAAAATATATGAAAAAATGCTGACTCAAATCTAACGACTATCCTTTTTCTATTAGTATCATCTAAAAAGTGATCTCCGTTATTATGTTGATTAAATGTATAGCCCTTAAATTCTTCATGAGTTATCTTAGTAATAATTGGCATAGAAGCATTAAATCCATCTTCAATTTTAAATAAGCCATCATAATATATTGGCTTTCTTGGTTCCATTCTTATCATAAATACTCCAAAAATTTTCTTTTTTCAAAATATTCTATTATATGCTCTGATTTTCTTTCATGTGGAATAGTAATAAGATTATGTTTTTTTGCCCAAGCAAAACCTTCATAAAATGGATGCACTTGTTGTGTTCCACCTATTAATACTGGGGTTTGCAATTCCACCACAATTTGTGATGGCTGCAAAAACATCATATTAGCCATGCCAGAACCAGATGGACATATCATTGCCTTTACACTGTCAAAATAAATAATTTGTTCTTCAAAACTTGCAAAATCTTCTGGATAAACTATGTCAAAACCTTTTTGCTTAAAATATTCAATTAATACCTCTTCATCTTCTATCCTTAAATCATTTTTTATTCTAAAAGAATTTTGATCTTTTCCATTAAAAATACTATTTTCTGCTTTTGGTGGAACTTTTGATCTTGCTAAATAGGCAACTTTATTAGGAGATTTAACTCTATTTATTTTAGTACTACAATAGTCATACACTTCTTTAAAAACAAAAGAAGAAAAAGGTATAACTGACATATATGTTGCATCTTTAACTACAATTGACTCTTCTTTTAAATAAACTAATTCATATTTAATTTTTTTATCATCTAAAAGTTTTAAGATAAACTTAGCATGATTTATTTCTTTGTCTTCTTCACGATAATCTAATCCAAACATTATGACAAAATAAGCATCATTATTTATTCTATGATAGTGTAAAATGTACTGAACCATATTAAAAAATGCATGTAAAAAATTTTTTTGCCATAAGACTAAATGAAGATCAGGTTTTTCAATTAGTCTTTCAGAAAATTCCTCATTATCTTCTAACTGTCCCATAATTGGCCATACATAACCTAATTTTGGAACACTTATTCTATGTAGTCCCTCTAGTTTATTTGGCTGCTTCCAATCTCCGTATACAAACATTTATTTTTCATTTGTCAGGATAGTCCAGACATTGCTCCAATCTTTTTCTGATCTATGGGAATTAAATTCTTTAGAAATATCACCATTTTCTAAATAAACTCCACCCCAAACTCCCCATTCTTTTTGAGAAACACCTACAGAAAAACAAGTTTTTAAGACTGGACAACTTAAACATAATTTGTCTATTGCTTCTCTAAAAGACTCAGATTCTTCATATTTATCAAAAAATATATTTGTGTCATATCCAAGGCAACTGGCATTATCTTTCCATTTTATTTTATGCATTTTTTTCCACTACCTTTATCATTTTTTTACCCCATTTACTTTTTCGTGTGCTTTGCCATCGATCTAATTCTTTATCTTCAGGCCATTCATGCACCCATTCTTCCATTCCAATGGAGTATGCTATATTTAGTGCCTCTTCTTTATTATTTGCAAGAACATCTAAATAATATTTATCTGAAAAAATTATTTCTGCCCTATATATTTTTTCTCCATTGCCGTAATTTTTTTTATTAACTATTCTAAATTTATATGTATCTATTTTGCCATGTGTTATTGTATAATTTGTTGAATTTAATAATAAAAATCCATCTCCAATATTTCCAACAACACCACTAACCACAAAAGAAAAAATATTATTATCCCAATAAGATATTCTTGTATTGTTTTCTTTTATTACTAAAACAAGTATATGTGGATCTAGAAAATTAAACGGCTCAGTATCTACATCAATTCCTTTTTCAATACATTTAGATTTAGCAGATGAAATTGCTGTATCAAAATCATCAGAATCTTCATTAAATATTTGAGGAAGAGTAATAACTGAACCTTTAAATATATTAAATTTCATATTATGTCAGTTTTTCTGGTATATACCAACCATCTCTGTTTAACTTAATTTTATTAACAATATACCATTTTCCATTAATAAACTTACCATTTTTAGAAGTTCTACCTTTGTCTGTTTTTGTTTTATGCATTACATCCCAGCCAGACCAAAACAGCGATCTATTATTTTTTACAATATTTTCCATTTGTTCTAATGACTTAATATACATTTTTTATCCTTTAGTATTTAAAAATTCCAACTTCAATATTATTTAATTCTGCTTCTTTAACTAAATTACCTTTACCCTCATTTGGTGTTGCAAGGTAAGCAAAATAATCAATAGAAGACATATTTTCAATAACCCATGAAGGTGGGGTATGTATTAACTTAATTTTAATTCCACGAGATTTCATACTTCTTTCTGAAATATTTACAAATTCCATGGCCATAGAGTTTACCCTTGCAGGACCTACGCTATGTATATAAAAGTATTTGTCATCGTTTTTTAAACTAGTAAGAGCAACAGCAATAGCACGTAAAAAGACCTGGTAATCATTAAAACCATTAGTCCCTTGAACCACCACTATCATATGTATCCTCTCTAAGCCTATCAATGATGAACATCATTTTATCTAATTGTACCTTATTCATAGCCATTGTGTCAACTATCCTAGTCGTATCTTTATCGACCATTCCATCTGAACTCATATCAGCCATATAAAATACATTATCTTTAATCCAATAAGCATTGTTATCCATAAGGATTACTTTGATGCTATATTTTGATTCATGAATAGATGCCTGAGATTTTTTTCTATTATTTCTTTTTGTGTTTTTTGGTAATAAAGGAAGCACTATAGAATGTATATGGCTTTGACTGTATTTAATTTTTTTTATTTTTGGCTCTTTAAAAATATCATTTTTTATTTGAAGTTTAAACAAAACATAAATCAATAAAAAAGAACTAAAAAACCCCACTAAGTACTTCATAATAGAACTATTATACTACTTGTTATACAAGGTTCTTTTTATTTCTTTTAAAGTATGTGATGTTTCTTTGTCTAACTGCTTAATTAATTTTAAATTAAAGGCCTTTGGTGTTAATCTAATAAGTGGATTTACTTCAGTAGGATCCATATCTACCATACCCTTTTCCCATAAATCCATAACTTGTTGAGAAAACATATTATTTACCTCTCTGTGTAGGGCGGGATGAACATGTTTTAATTTTTTAGTAAAACTATAAAGCATTTCACCAGTCTCTGGATCAATGCCAGCAGGTTCTATTGCCCCAGATAAAATAAGTTTATCAAAATCATTACTTTGTTGCATTTTTTGACTTTTCTCTTTGTTTTGCAAGTACTGAAAAATCTTTAATTTTTGTTTCTCCCATGTAAGACCATGCATAACCATTTTCTATCATATAATCATTGACAGAAATTGTATCACCATCTACATAAAGCCAGCCTAAAATACGACCATATTTTTCTGAAGAATCTGGTTTTTCTGTTTTAATTACTATTTCCTTGGCGTCTTTAAGTTTATTTTTTAGGTATTCTTTTGCCTCAAGTCCTAACGCTTTTTCAAATTTATCTGATGTTCTTGATTCTGGAGTATCTATTCCCGCAAGTCTAACCCTTTGAGAAAAAGATACATTAAATCCTAAATCAATATCAACATCAATAGTATCTCCATCCACAACACCAGTAATTTTTTTTACTCTATATATATACATTAAACAACCTCCACTATATTTGGCAATACAATTATATTAGCATCTGGAATATCTTTTAAAATTAATTCCTTTACCTGTCTTAAAGACAATTTATCTTCATCAGTCATACCCATACAATGCTTAATTCCTATGACTACATTTCTTGTTTCAGATAATTCTTTATATTTTTGAAAATCTTCTTTTGTCCATGGTTGAAATTTTCCTACCATTAATGTTTGCTCTGGTTTCCAGTCAAAAGTTTGATATTCTTTAATTACACTAAAAGCCCTAGTTGGCAATGCATCTAGATATTCATTTCCAGTGTTTGTAATTCTAAAGTCATACTCATTTTCGTTTGGTTCTTCCCATGCAATAGTTTTGCCAAATTTATCAGTAAATTCTTTTTTGTCTGTAGTATCAACCCATACAGAAATATCTGGAAATTTATTTATTTCAGATAAATGCATGTAACCACTGATGTCTCTATATTGATCTCTTGCTTCTTTAGTTGGGAAATATCCACTAACTACAATTGATGAATTATAGTCTTTTGTAAAAAATATAGATATTGTTCTAAGCCACCTAGCATACTGTGCTTGTAGTTCTGCCATAGGCAAATCTGTATCTAAAACATGCCAAGAATTTGTACGTTCAGCATATGCTATAGAAATCTCTGTTCTTGTTTTTTCATCCATTCCAAAAAATTGAACTATCATGAATAAGATTCTCCCTTGGTTCTATTTTCATCCAGCCTGTTTCTTTCATCAACAACTTCTAAAGCAAATTTCATCATATTGTCATAACCTATTGCATTATCCATTGCTTTATTATAATGGTGTGCACAAAATAATAAATCTGAATTATTTTTACCAATAACCTTTACATACGCTTGTGCCCCACATCTATCACATCTATCTGTTGCATCAAGAATCCAAAGTTCTTCTTTTGGTTTAAGCATACTAGACATATTATACCTTTCTATTATCTGTTGTGTAAAAACCAGATCCGTTAAATGAAACTCCTACGTTAGAGTATACACGAACTAATGGCTTGTTGCAAGTTTCACAGGAATAGCCTGGATCTGACTCTGACATTCCACGAACTTTGGTATATCTTGTAGCACACCCCATACAATCATACTCGTAAGATGGCATTACTTTTTCTTTCGTAATTGCCAAACAGGGATTCCCCTTGGTGCGGCACTAAGTTCATAGCCCAAAACTTTAGCAATAAATCTAATTATTTTAATACGCATTATCTAATCTTTCCCCCAAACTTAGCCCAAACTCTTTCGTGAATAAAGTATCCAAGTGCTTCCCAACCAATATAGATGAGCGCACCAAGACTTGCATATTCCCATTCACCTGTAAATAGGTAAATAACTCCAGCAACACCAACAAGATGGAATGTTTCCCAACTTGCTGTCTTTAATAATGTACGTTTTGTAGATTCCATAATTCCTCCTATATATATTGTATCATTTGATTTGAGATATGACAAGTGTGTAATGTGAGTAAAAGGTATGTATATTGTTTTTCCATCCATTTATTATGTCAAAATTAAATGGAAAAAGTCTATATGGCTTTATAAATTCTAGAGCATTAGTAGTCTTCCCCCTTATAATTTTCTGTGTTGGCTTACTAAGATCAATACATATGGCAATATCTCTATATGGAAAAACAGTTGCTATATCCTCTAAATGTTTATTTAAAAATGGAATACATATCAGCACTATAGGACAATTAATATTAGATAATGTTTCTAAAAATTTAACTGTATCAGTATTTGGTATTCTTCCTCCAAAATAGAATTGTCCACTATCTCCATCAAATCCTGAAAAAAATAAAGATTGTAATATTGCATTTGGACCAGGAATTAATTCAATTTCTATGTTGTTCTCTATTAAAGATTGTATTAATGGTGAAGCAAAATCTTGTATATTTGGATATCCATCATTTGACACAACAAGTATATTTTTGTTATTTTTAATACCATTTAAAATTATTTCTAAAGAATTAGAGTTATTATATTCATATATATTGTTAATATAAACACCATTAATATCGCAAAAATTTTTGAAAACTTTTTCTGTTTCAACAATTGCTATATCTGTTTGATTTAAATAATTTTTAAATGCTATAGCAATATGATCATTATTGCCTATTGGCATAGCAGCAAATACAACTTTTTTGTTCATCGTACTATTTTAGTATTGTATGCTTTTTCCCATTCTAAAATATCATTTTCATCATTTAATAATGGCTGACCTTTAATATTTAAACTTGTATTAAGTAATATTGGGATTCCAGTGACAGCATACCATTCCGATAATAGATTGTATAGTCCTGGATGTTGATTTTTATTTACAGTTTGAACTCTAGATGTACCGTCTTTATGTACTACAGACGGTATAAGTTCTGGCTTTAAACATTTAGGAGTATACTGCATATAAGGAGAAGTATAATTCATATCAAACCATTTTGATGCATGCTCTTCTAAAATTACTGGAGCAAAAGGCCTGAATAATTCTCTTTTTTTAATTAAATTAACCTTATCTTTAATGTCAGGATCCCTTGGATCTGCCAAAATACTTCTGTTTCCAAGTGCTCTTGGTCCGTATTCTGCACGTCCAGTTGCAACTGCTGCAATTTTATTTCTTATTAATTCTGCCATAATTTTACTGACTGGATACTCTCCACCAAGATCGTAACCTAAATATGGATGCTCCCAATTTAAATGATTTCCATATGCTGCTGCTGCTGCGCCAAGAGAGGATCCAGCGTCGCCTGGATTTGGCATAATCCAAACATCATCAAACATCCTCCATAACATTGTGTTTGCTGCACAATTAAGGGCGCATCCACCCATAAAAACAAGATTCTTTTTACCAGTTAATTTTTGAGCCATGGCCATGAAATTAACTAATCTATCCTCATATATTTTTTGAACTGCTGCTGCTATATCAAACTTGGCTTGTTCATCTATTATTTCATTCCAATCTAAAATACCATTATGGAATCCATATTTTTGGTCATCTATAGATGAAAAGTATTCTTTTACCTTGTTATAATATCTTGTCCAGTCACCATATGCAGCCATGCCCATCATAATATACTCTTCTTCATTTGGTTTTAATCCAACTAATTGAGTAAAGGCAGAATAGAATAGCCCAAAACTAAATGGATGATTTTTTTTATAGACCTGCTTAATATATGATCCCTGTCCAGTCCAGATTGTTGATGTATTATATTCCCCTATGGCATCTAAAACAACTATTACTGCATCATTAAATTTACTCGTGTAATAACCTGCTGCTGCATGAGAATGGTGATGGCTAAAAGATTCTCTTGGTATCCATCTTAAATCATTTCTTTCAAGATAATAAGGTTTTCCTCCTCCGAAGCCACCCCTAGTCATTATTCTTATTTTTTTTAACCAACGATTTTCATAATATGCTATTTGATCTGGCTTACCATACGAAAGTGCTTGATCTATTAGTTCGTCGTTTGTAAACCAATCATTTTTTTCTTTACTGTATCTTTCAGCATGGCCAGCAAACAAAATGCTACCATTATCTATTAATGATACAGAAGCATCATGTGTTGTTTCATTAATTCCTAAAATTTTCATAATTAATCCTCTTCTTAAATTCATTATACCAAATTAAATGTGCTGCAGGTCCAGGATGATGTTTATCATCACCAAGAATTTCACCACCATAATAATCTATATCGCTTTTATTAATTTCAAAAAAAGTATCAAAATTATTTAAAAAATCAAATTCATTTTTAGATGACCAGGAAGATGATAGAAGTTTTATATTATTAAAATAACAAAAAATTTCTAAAGATTTGTAAAAATTATAAACAACTTTATCAATATGATCTTTAATTATATATCTTCCATCCCTATGTATTGGTGGCAATAATATAAAAATATAATCTGGATTTCCATATAAATTTATATATTTATATATATTTGATATTATTTCTATTGGCGAACCGCCTGGAAGAGAAACATTAAAAAATCCAGAAGAATTTTTGAAATCAGAATAAACTTTATATGCCCATGTATCTTCTATATTAACACCTATACCACAAGTTATAGAACAGCCAGCAAATAAAATATGTTCGCCATTATGATTTTTTATAAATTCATCTGATCTTAATCCATGTGAGTTTAATTTATATATTACATTACTGTTTGAAATATTTTTTCTATAATCTGGCATACCATCTTTATGCCAAAAAACTGGAGAGATAGTGGTGTTTTTTGTTAAATAATTTTCATAAAATTCCATTATTCCTGGCCAGTCGACATTATTGGAGTCTTCATATTATGATACCAATGTGGCATGGAATATCTAGTTCCACTAATAATTGGAGCAACTTCATGTATATATAAATAATTTGAAGGAAAGAAAATAATACTTCCTGGTTCTGGCTTTATTTTAACATTAGAATTTGGAAAAGATATTTCTCCACCTTCGTAATCATTATTTAAATACATAACAACAGAAATTACTCTGCTACTTACCCCATGATCTTGATGTGCTGGTAGGTACCCACCTTTTTCATACCTTAAAAGGTGCACACTATATTCTCTAGACTTAATATTTCTTGATGCAAATGGATATATAATATTTGTATAATGATTTGTTGCAGCATCTAATGCATCATAAAGTCTTTTAGAGACATACTGCTGATCCTTATAATAATAATCATCTGCTCTAATGTCCTCTGGTTTTGGGAAAAATTTTTGCCAACAAAAAGTTTCTAATGTTCCAGCACTTTCATTTTGCCAAGCATGCCAGGGTTGAACTGCAGTATAATTATCTCCGTGTTCTTTTTGATTATATTTTTCATCAACAGATTTAACTATATCAATAATTTCTTGTGGATTATTTAAAGCATTTTTATAATAAACTAATCCTAAATCTAATATTTCATAATCATAAGTAGTTAAATTCATGTTCTGGCGCCCTCCATTTTGGATTCTTATCTTCTCCAAGAAAATCTGGATCTGCATGTTGAGGAAGAGATGTATGCATATATAAAGCGGTATATCTATTGCCAGAAGTTACTTCTGTTATACCATGAATATATTCACTTCCAGCACTTGGAAAAAAGACTGCAGAATATCTTTTTGGTTGATAAATAAAATCTTGATTTGGAAAAAATATTTTTCCTCCAGTATAGTCTGGCTCCTCATTTAGATATATTATAGTACTCCACTCAATCCATGGCTCTGGATCTTGTGCGTCTAAATGTAACGGTCCTTTTGTGCCAGTAGTCCAGTGTGAACCAAATGCCTTAAACACATATATTGGACTATTAAATCCGTTTAATTCTTTGTGAACCTCATTAGATTTATCGCCATATTTCTTTAATATAGACATTACTGTTGGGTTATATGGTAAAGATGTACCACCAAATCTTTCTTTATAATATTCTGGATATGGAAGCCTAATTGAGTTTGGATCATTTTGTTGCTGTATTAATGTTAAAGCATCTATTGGCTCTATAAAATTATCTATAATTTTAATTCTATGCATTTTTCCTCCTATTAACATTATACACTATTAGTAAATATAGTGTAAATGGCCTATAAATTTTCTTCCATCAAGTTTGTCAAAATCATTATTATAACAATCATATTCAACATCGTTTGTTTGAAATGGTAACGGAAATATTTTTTCTAAATCTATATTATGATAAGACAAAAAATCATTTACTGTTCTAGCAGTTCCAGGATCAAAAAATGAACTATGCTGATTTTTTATAATTTTAATTATTTCATTATAATTATGATCTTTAGAATAAGGTGTATATAAAATATCTATAGAATTCTGATTATTTTTTGTATAAAAACTACTTGGACAAGAATATATATCTATTCCTCTTGTAAACCAATACATTGATAAATACTCTGCCTCGCCATTATATTTTAAAAAAGTTGGGTAGTTAGTATTATGAAAAAGTTCTTTTGAAATAAAAATAAAATCTTTGTCTACAAAATTTGATAATATAAAATCATCAGAATTTAGCGAATTATTATAAAAGTAAAAGTTATCATTTGTTATTGACGGAATTCCTTTTCCAGATATAACAGAATTTGTTTTATAATTTTTAATTAATTCTAAATCCCAGTTATTATTTACTAAAATATTATCAGACATTATTAAAATAAATTCTTCTTGTATATTTCTTGCAGTTTCAAATCTATATAAGCACTGACCATATGGGTAGTCCCAAAATTTATGTTTATATGAAACATTGCTTATAGAATTATAATATTCATTTTTTATTAATGGTGATTGGTCTAATATATAAATATTGATTGTATGTTCTTTGGATGAATTTTCATTAATTTTTTGCACAACATCTTTTAAAGATTTTCCTTTATAAGAATAAATAACTACCCCAATGCTACTCATCGTCGTGATTCGCATCCTTTGAAAACATGTTTTTTATTCCGTATATTTTTTTTCTCCAAGTTGTTTTTTTATAATAACCATATAATAATGATCGTCTATCTTCTGCCTTTAATAATTTTTTATCAACAGAATCATAATCTTCGTCTATAGACATTTCCCAATTTTCTCTTTTAAAAGGAATAATTTGCATAATTGGTGTTCCTTTTGGAATTACGCCTTGAAAACCTCTTTTTAAAAAGAATGCTATGAAAACTGGTAAACCCCAAATATCTGATTCTACTATCCCAGACATTGTATAAAATGGAAGATCATGCCTATTCATTGGATGTGTTATAAGAACAGAATATCCAGGCGGAGTATCATAAAACCAATTCATACGAAATCCATAATGCATAGGATGACAATTATCTGGAACGACTATATCATTTGTTGGTCTTTTATCTAATAACATTATATTGCCATTCCAAGATAGTTTTGGTCTTCCATCTGGATCTAATTCAACATATAAATCATCTTCAAGCAAATATACATAACCAGCAGTCAATGCATCAAAGAACGGCAAGCACATTTTTGTAGCAACTTGTGCACCATCAGATCCTAAATGATTAACTGGATTTAAATATCTATCATCGTTCCAATTATCATGCTTTGCTAAACTTTTATACCATTCTGGAACATGTTTAACTGCTGGCTCTGGTGCTGTTTGAACTACTGACCAATGTGGCTGTGCATTAAGCGCTGGAGTAAAGACAATTTCTAATGGATCTTCATTCATGAAAATCTCTTCATGCTTCTATATTTACCCTTATATCCATTGCTAAATGTTGATCTTAAATGTATTCTTTGATGACCAATTTCTTTTTTTACTTGATCATGGGGAACCATTTCAGACTCCCAATCTTCTCTCTTAACAGGAATTATTTGTACTAATGGAGTGCCTTGCTTAATTACACCAACAAAACCTTTTTTGATAAAGAAAGAAAAATGTCCATCAACTATAAACTTATCTGTATCAACGAATCCTCCAAGTGCCCTAAATGGAAGTTCGTCTTGATGGTTTGGATGAAGAACTAATGTACTATAACCTTTTTCAGTTTTAAATGCCCAAAATGGCATTATTCTGAATAATGTTTTATGATACATGTCTGTATCTACAGGATAATGATTATATTGTTCTGGAGCATGCGTTGCAAACATATCTGTTCCAAATCTTTTCATTGGATTAGGACACTGAATGTTTAATTTATTTGGATCAGATGCATCTATATAAATATCCATAGGTAAAGATAATATATATCCAGCAGTCATTAAGTCAAATATTGGCATACATTTTTTTACTGTGCCATTAAAAGATCCCTGAGCAAGCCCTCTCTCATTATCTACTGTAGATGATTGCTTCTTATACCATTCTGGAACAACTCTTGATGCTGGCACTGGTGGCGGAGCAAAAGATACTGTCTCTTCACTAAACGGATAAAATTTTATCTTTCGTAAACTCATAAAACTCCCTAACTCTCTCTATTAACATTATATCAGTTGTTTGAACCTCAATATCAAACATTGGTGATTGTTTTTTAATTTTACCAAATTCTGAATCTAACATATGTTTTCCTACATTTTTAAAATGAAAATGTATAAAGGGTGGTTCTATTTCTGATGTATTAAATGGTATTTTTGTAAAAGCAATAGAATCCTCATATATATAAAACGGACTATCATCTGCTTGTTTAAAGTTAACTGTAACATTTTCATCAATAATCCAAGGAACATAGAATCGATATATACCATCAAAACAACCATCTGGAAGAGTATACTCTTTTGCTGAACTATAGTATTGTCTAACCCATGGCCTATCTATATTATAAAACTGACCATCTCTTCTATAATGATCTACTAATAAGAACATTTCTGCATGATTACCCTGCCTTAACCTAAATCCATTATCTGTTATAGATATTAATTTTGGTGGAGGATATAGAGTTGCAGCATAATGATTTATTGGCTTTAATATAGAATTTTTAAAAATTTCATTTTCTTTAACAGGAACATAAGAAAGCCATTTTTTATAAGGAACTGCTATTTTATTTATATAAAGGAAACTTTCTGTTTTAGAATTATCCCATAAGTTCCAATCTTTTTTAAAGCCAGAAAACATTTCATCTTGTTGGCTCAATTTTTATCACATCCCCAAATGATCCAGATTCTATTACTTGTATTCTAATTCCATTATACTCTGCAATTTCACCTAATTTAAGTGAAGCGTTTGCATTATTTCCTTGTGATTTTGAATTCATATTATCTGCTCTAAGTATATTTTTATTTTTTGGCAATATTAATCTAATACCATCAGCATGATTTGTAAGAGACATATCAATAAAATAAACAAGAGCACCCTCTGAAACTTGTGGAAGTTTATAATTTATTCCCTCTGCTCTTTGTGATTCAATAACAATAGCCTTTGAATTACTTAAAGGAATAACAATCATTTTATCTCTTGTGCTTTTAACTGTAGATGGAGCAATATAGGCTATTGATGTCTTTTCTTTATCTAAACAAATAACCTGAGAATCAGAAATAAAGCCAGCAATCCATTTATGCCAAGCAAGCAGATCAAATGTAGATGCCCAATTAATTAATCCCCACCATGATGGTGAATCATTTTGTGAATGATTATTATCATCAAAGCCAATTCCAACATGCATTAATTCATGCATCCACCATGTTGGCCATGAAAAATTTCTTTCTAAAGCAATGCTACCGCCACTTGGCATAATAGACCCAACAACATAACCTTCATCTGTTAAAAATCTATTTAGACCTACTTGATCACCAATTATTTTATTTGTAGATGGTGGAAATAAAATTAATGCAATATTTGATCCAGAAAAATTAATCTTAGAATCTACAGCCTTGACTAAATCACTTGTAAACCTTTGTGCAGAAGATTCACTTCTTTCGTGTATTAAGTTATATGACGATATGTTTCCAGGCATATAAATATAATTATTAGGCACTCTAAATTCTACATTAGATCCATTATCTGATGCCTGCTTAGTCCAAGCAGTAATGAAATCAAAATATTTTTTAAAATCATCATTAGGATTTGTTTTAGAGTTTGGTATGTCATCAGAATATAAAGGAATAACCTGATAAATAGTATTTGGCGAAGGATGTTTTAGTGATGTTTGCCAGTATGAGTCCCAAGTTTTAAATCCTAAAACATTTCCTTTATTTCTAGATTGTTCAATTTTGCATTGAGAAAGATTTAAATTAGACTTATCTGTTTGTGTTGTTGGTAACTCTATTAAGGGTTGAGTATTTGGTATCCTGAGTGCACTTAAACAACCGCCACCGTTAATATGTTTTCTTTCAAAATCTTTCCATTCTGTTGGAGTATTTGGATCAAGATCGCATGGACTGTTAAAATATTTTTTAGTAACATTTGGTTTAGTATTAATAGTTGCAGATGGTGTTGGTGTTGGTTTTATGGTTGGCGCTATTGTAGGAACTACATCTAATTTTGCCCATCTATAAACATTATCAATCTTTTTACAAATAAAACCATCTTTAATTTTATTTAATTGATTTTTTGGACATGCCTTTAATGGTGTTGCTGCGTTAACGCAAGATGGTAATAATAAAGAAAATGATAAGACGAAAGTTATAAATATTTTTTTCATATCTTTAGTATATACTTAAATGCTCAGAATGTCAATAGGACCTTTACATGACATAGAATGATTAATTGCAGCATTTACTGCAAGTACCGCTCTTTTCCTTGCATCCTTTTGCTTTTGTGTTGAATATAAAGATCCCAATGCCAAGTCTCCACCAGATCCCATAGCAAGATAATCTTGTTCATACTGAGTTAATGACATATCTCCAGCATTGTGTTCATATATTTTTCCACGAATACAAATAATCATTCCAAAGTCTGATGATGGAGATGTATCAACCCACCAACCTTCATAAAAATTACGAAGTGCTTTTAGGAATTTACTATACATAAATTTATCAATACTGCCACGACCTTCAAATGCTGGGGGAACAAATAAGTGTTTTATTCTATCTCCATCCATAGAGCCAGCATATCCAAATAAATATCCTTCTTTTTTCCATATTTTAGGACTTGAAGATACATTAATAACATTATCATCAGAAACTCCACGGTCTCCTGCCATCCAAAGTTTATTGTTTATATTATCACGTACGACTGCTATGCAAGTCATTGTAGCCTTTCTGATTGTTTAATATCAGTATATCAGGAAATATTTTTTATGTCAACTACTTTTTTATTTCTTGTCCACATTCTGAACAAGTTTTTGGCTTAGAGGTTTTATTAGGTAATGTATTAGATTTATTTTCTTTTACAGCACCAAATTTTGGACGACCAAAGCCTACGATAGAAATCATTTCTCCAGCCTTATTTTTCTTATATGCACGAAGTTTCTTTGAAACCTGTCCACCATTTCTTTGGCTACCCTTTTTATCTGGGCTTGTATTTCCTTCAATGCACCATACAGTTCCATCTTCATTGTCTGCAATAACAATACCAACATGTGAGATTCTATCAACACCATCTGATGGAAAGTCAAAGTAAGCAATATCGCCTGGTTCTGGATCTGCTACATCGCCATCAATCCAAGCACCAGCCTTCTTAAATGCTGCTGCGCCTCCTGGAGTATAAACAGTATTAGGAACCTTTACTCCTGCTTCATTTGCACACCACATAACAAATGAGCCACACCATGGCTGAAAGTTTGCTTTAGTAAAAGCACCATACTTTGTTTCGTTATCTTTTGGACCTTCAATAGTTCCCAATTCACCTTTAGCAACTTCAATAAGTCGTGCTGCTGTACCTTGTTCTGCCATGATTACTCCTTATGCCAATCTAAATCAACTGGTTGCTCTTCTGGCATTTGACCATCTGGTTTAGCAGCAAGTCTTGCCATAGTAGCATCAATTTCTGCTTGAGCCTTATTCTCAGCAATTTCCAGTTCTGATTCAAGTTTCTTATCAGCCTGTGTATTTTTTGCATCCATTTCTTTATTAGATAATTGTGCTGCCATAATATCTTTAGCACCAGACTGCCCAATTAATAGTCCTGCTAATGTTCCTGTAATGAATGTTGCAACTGATCCAAGCACATTGAAGAACATCTTATCATTTTCTGATTGTGCTCCAACTGGTTGTGTAACAAACAACAAACCATATAAAATTCCAAGTGCTGTAAATAAAAGAATTCCTCCAAGAATTAATCCTAGGGTAAACTTTAAACGAGCATCCAACTCTGCTGGTGTTAATCTTTCTTTAGCCATTTTTCTTTCCGTTCTGGTATTCGTCCCATACTGTTTTTCCTACTAGATCCCGTGAACAAGTTCCAGAAGGTTCACAAACTGGTGGATTGCATTCCTTTGCTTCCCAGTTTGCTGGGTCTTGGCAAGGGTAACGATAAAAACCGCTATACCCACAGCCACTAAGACTTAATATAAGTATACACGATAGTAAAATATGACGAATTCTCATGTCAACATTATACCAATTTATTATTCTTTTTCTTCACGAAGCGGGATTGTAATAAGCCATATGGCTATTGATATTAATGTGGCTACCCCCACTACCTGCTGGGCGGTACCTGTAAGGGTAAGCCAAGCAATAAAGAAGCCAAGAATGGTAAATACCTGGGCTATGCTCTCAATAACAGCAGCCTTAAGCCACTTTAGTAAACCCTTAACTATCTTTTTAATCATGTTCATATTATAACCTCCTTAGTGACATAACTGAACTAACAATATTCCCTACCAAAATAACAGGAATAACTACTTCCTGAACCTTTTCTCTTTGATCATCTGTCATATCCTTACCCCATTCTGTAGGACTTAATAACTTTTCAAAGTCTATATCTATTAGTACTCCAAGTGGATCAGCCAAAAATGCTTCTGTTTGTATTTCTGTAATTGCATCTGCTAATGTATAAGGCATTGGAGCATTTTGATTTTGTGCTGCTTTATCCGTAAATTGAACTACGGCTGCTGCAACTGCAGGGTTTTCTTTTGCTATCTCTGCTATCAGTGCTACTTCTTCTGTTTTAATACCCAAATCTTTTGCCAATTCTTTTGACTGCCCTGGATTTAATTCAGTTAAAAATGTTGATACTGCTGACATTAATTTAGCATCATTAACACTAATTAGTTTGTTTAACTTTTTAAGTTCCTCGTCAGAAATAGGATCGCTATCTGTGTTATTATTATCTGGTGTTACTACAAGATCTTCGTCAACAGGTTGCTCAGGTTCAGGTTCTGGGCTTGGATCTGTATCCTCTGGCTGAGATGAAGGCTCTTGTGAAGGTTCTGGAGTTGGATCAGTCTCTTCGTTCTCCCCATTTGTGGTATCAGGACTTGGAGTTGGATTGGGATCGTCTGGTTGAGTTTGCTCATCATCTGGCCAACGGGGATCGTCTGGTGTAATAACTTCTGGGTCAACTTCAATATCAGGGTCAGGCAAATCAGGGTTTTCTGTAGAGTCAGGAGTAGGATCAACAGATGGTTCTGGATCAACAGATGGCTCTGGATCTGGTGTAGTTACAGTAGAACCATCACTATTAATGGAAGCAATAAGGCTATTTAAATCAGCAATATCACTAGCAAGTTGTGCTGCCTCTGCTACTTGTGCTTGCTGTTCTTCAGCCGTTATAGGCGTTTGTGAGGGCGTTGGAGTTGGAGTAGGGGTAGGGCTTAGGGTTGGATCTGGAATAGGCTCTGGAGCCAATGTAGGCGTTGGGCTTCCAGCCTGCACCTGTGTTGCCCCCCAAGCCTCAAGGGAAACTATAGATCCATCATGTAGACGAACACCTGTTCTAAGATTATTATATTCTGGCCCTTGATAACTATAGGATACTGCAAGACTGCCTGTATTAGTAATGGCAACTAATATATTTACAGTACTTGGCTGTGCTCCATAATTGCCATATGGAACCATATTAAGATTTAACTGAAAACCACCTTCTGAATAATAAATATCCAAACCAGATGTCCCACTTGCTCCTGGAAACCAATCCATAGAATATAGGGAAATAGATGGTGTGGATGGGTAAGTCCAATATGTACCATCAGGTTGACCAAATGTAATTACTGAGTTAGTTGTTGCATAAATGTTTTCATACTGTACCCCGTCAAAAGTCACGGTAGTTGCAATTGGAATTTGATAAGAAACATCATCACCAGAACATGTATCCATTGTATGAACTGTTGGTTCTGCATCACCTTCGTATGCTGCTGCTATAGTTTGTGATTGTATAAAATTAATGCATGTTGCGTTTGCATTTTCTGGAAGCCAAAGATTGAATCCAAATGCTAATAAACTTGCTGATAATATTCTGATTAATTTTTTAATTTTCCTTTCTTCCTCCAGTTATAATAAGATTATTATAACATTATATTAAAACAAAAAAAGGCGTAGAAATTAATCTACGCCCTTAATGTTTAAGTTTTAATTACTTAAGTGTGGCAACCTTAGCCTTTGGATTAGCCTTGTTCCACTTTGCAGCAAGAGAATTAAATGCCTTCTTGATTGCAGCGAGTGCAACATCATTGTCAGCCTTTACCTTTGCAAGTTCTACAGCGTGTGCAGCAGTTGCATCAGCAAGAGCCTTATCAGCAGCAGCCTTTGCAGTTACAGCATCAGCCTTTAACTTAGCAACTTCAGCATTAGCCTTAACAAGTTCTGCAGCAGCAGTGATTGCAGCAGCAGCAGCCTTGTCTTGTTCTGCCTTTACAGCAGCAGCAAGAGCAGCAGCAGCAGTAGTTGCATCAGCAGCACGAGCAGCCTTTTCTGCAGCAAGCGCAGCATTAGCAACAGCAAGTGCAGATGAAAGATCAGACACTGTTACGATTGCAGTCTGTGAAGTTGTAGCCAACTTAATTGTTGGAACTGATGTAGGTGCAGTAATAGATGCACCGACAGCAACGCTTCCAGCAGTTGCAGGAAGTGTAATATCTGATGTGTAACGACCTGTTACAAGAGCATCAGCAGTTACTGTTCCAGCAGTTGCGCCACCAAGAGTAGTTACTGTCACTGTATCAGCAACAGCGTTTCCAAAGATATCTGCAACATCAAAAGTTGCTGTTACCTTACCAGAAATGTTTCCTGAAGCAGGAATTGACATCTTAAGATCGTATGCAGGACCTGCAACACCCTTAAGATAGATTGTTGTTGCTGCACCAGTTACAGAAACTGTAACAGCAGAAGCAGCAGTTGTAGTTGTATATGCATATACAGTCGCTGTTGTTGAAGCAGGTGTGACTGTGATTGATGAGGATCCAGCAGATGCATTAACTGTTGAACCAATTGCAGAGACGAGGCGTGTATTTGCACCTACTGCTGTAAATGTCACTGGTGTTCCAGCAACTACAGTTGCAGTAAGAAGCAATGCTTCGTTGTTTGTTACAGTTGTGGTATCTGCAACGCTTACTACGTTATCAGAAGGAACCTTAACTGTGAATGGTGAGGCTGCAGTACCTGCGCCAGAAATTTCTGTTGTTACGTCTACAGAAACGGTATTGGCACTTGCAGGTGTCACTACTAATGTGCCCAGTGTCATGGCTGCAACCACGGCAAGAGCGATCTTCTTAAATGAATTCATTTTTCTCCTTTTATTATTCATTTGGCTTATATTGTTTTTAGTCTATCCAAATAGTTATTTATTTGTTCTATTTGACTAGGTTTATATTGTATCACGTTCTCAGGGAGCGTGTCAACTCTACGTGGTTTATCTTTAAAGGTATGAACTTCAACTTCAAGGTTTTGATCTCTTGGTGTATAAGAAATAGCACCAAAAATAGAACCACACACAGCATCTGCTAAGTCTTTTGACAGTTTCCTGGGGTGATCTACCTTATCTGTTTTTGTAATTTTAAGTTCTGTTAACTCTTCAAACAAAAGTTCTACAGCAGGCATAGCCAATCTTTCTTCATATACAAGCATAGCCATATCTTCATAATGTTTTTTTGCTACAGATACAGTTTCTGTCCTCATCCCAACAGCCTGTAATTCGTTTTGAATATCGAATGATTGCCATCGGTCAAATGTCACTAATCCAATATTAAACCCTATTCTACGTAAATTTTGAATCCATTGTTTTACTTCGGATAAGTTTACTGGCCCTTCTATTCTTGGTTCCCACCAAGCAACGGCATCTACTACTACAACTGGAGATATTTGTTCATAATCTTTAATTACCTGAACGTTTACCCATTTCTCTACATGTGCAATTGCGACAGCACACTTGTCATGTTTTTGAGCAAGGTCAGCATGAACATAATAAACTTTTTCTGGATCTGGTTTAAACCCTGCATCAAATCTTCTAAAATTATCCAATGGGTTTCTAATAGTCATACATGCTCTTACCTTATCAGCCTGTTTAAAAAATGCATCTGATGCATATGTAGGAACACATGCAAAACGCATCATTGCATCACCAAGATCTGTCATAAATGCAATTTTAAAATCATCAACTTTTCTTGTAGGATTAACTTCCCACGTTGCTCTTTTTAATGCAAATACTCCAGGATATTTATATGATTTAATTTCATCATAATCCCAAGTAATTTCAAACCAATTATCTTTATCATCTTCTGGAAGTAATGGATTAATAATAAATCTATGTGTTTTTGCTATAGTTTCTTTTTCTGCAATCACAGCATCATATCTTTCAGAAATAAAGTCACCATTAAAACGTGGAAAAGATAGAAGAACTACTTTGCCAAGATCAGGGAAACGAGAATCCACAGATCCACGAAATGCCTTGTATATATTATCTGCTGTTTTACCTTGCTCATTACCGCTTTGTAATTCTGTTGCAAATCCAGAAATCTCATCAAGAACTGCCAGCAAAAGATTTAAACCCTCATGAGATTCTTTTTCTGAATGTCCAGAGTAAACTGTTATTGATTTATTAAAACTAATAGAAGAAACCTTTGCTTCATATTTTCCAGCAAACCACGGAGACTTTTCAATTTTAGTTGCAAATCCTTTAAAGAAAACGTTTTTAGCCTGTTGAGCATTAATAGCAACGTTAATAAGATCTATGGCATCTCCACTGGGTTTACCGAAATATCTTGCTGGATCCTTAAGGCATAGTAACTTATACACAATGTAAGCACAAGCAACAGTAGAAGTAAAATCTTTTCCACTACCCTTGCCAAGTTGAAGAATGATTTCATTTTTAGTATATTTATTATAATAGTCAGCACCTTCTTTATCACCCATTATTCTTTGTAAGTCTTCTTGTTTATATATCTGACTCATTGCTTCAACAATATCGTATTGTGCATCTGACAATGGTGGTTGACCTAAATAGTCTGGAGACTCAACAAATGTTTTTACATCAACAGGAATCTCTTCAAAATGATTATCCTTTAATGCTTCTAAAAAATCATCAAACATCGTGGACAATTGTAATTACCTCATCTTTTTTAGCAATGTCTGAAAGTCTACGCATGATCTCATCACGAATTTCTGGATACTCAGAAGCAATATCTCGTAATATACTCATCAAAACTTCTTGCTTTTTTTCTATTTCTAACATTTCTTCTGCTAATTCTTTATTTTCAAGTAGGCCTGCTTTTTGCAACATATCAATTCTTTTAGATTCAATATCCATAACTAACTTTATTGCTGCGGTCTTTGCGCTTAAATTATTAGTTAATGATGCTTCATCAATAACTTCATATGATTTACTAATAAGTTTATTATAGTGTGTATCAGCAGTAGCCAATGCTTCTTTTGCACGGGCACGAATGGCATCATTTGCAGACACCATAACTTTCCATTCATTGATATGCTGGACTACACGAGTACGTGGTATAGAAAGATCTTTAGAAATTTTAGTAGCATCATTTCCCTTTAGATATTCTCCTACTACTATATTTATTTCATCTAAATGTTTAATTAAGTCTTCTTCAGTCGACATGTCCGTATGCTTCCTGCATTTTTAACTCTTTTGCCTTTGCTATTTTTAATAAAACAAGGTATCCAATAAGATCGTCAATATCGTTATCACCAACATACTCTGTGCCACGCATTATCCTACTTAACTTATCGTCTATACGTACATGTAATTGTTCTCTTGCATCAGCCCTGCTAAAAACACGAACTGGCTCTAATGCGGAATTACCATATGCTATATTTTTTTTAATAAGCATATGTGCAATTTCATGACAAGACTCATATATTTCTTTACCTGCAGATGTACCTACTGTTAGTAAATATAAATCATCACATCTAAAATTATCAATATCTGGAAATACTGGATTCATCGTTTTGATTTCCTCAATCCAAATTTAGCAAGATATACGTATACTGTTTCCACTGTAACACCACACTCCTTTGCTATGGCTTCTGGAGATTTTTTATCAACATGATATCTCTTTTTTAGCCATAGTTCGTTTGTATATAGTTTAGCACCCATAATATATCCTGTCAAATTGCCTTTTCCCAATTATTTATAGCCCAGTGACCTATTCCTGCTGAGTCTGCAACATCATTGTCTGTTATTTTTTTATCATAAATAACATCTAATAATTTAATGGTTCTTTGTTTTCTAAAGTCTCTTTCATATGTTTTATACCATGATGATGATTTTCCTGGATTAGCGGATCTAATATTTAACTGTTCTTCTTTAGTTAATTTTTTATTTCCTAAGTAAGACTGCCATGTTATTGGAGAAACCTTACCAATAATTTTAATACCAGCCAGCCCAGCACCGCCTATTATCGCACCTTGAACAAGAGCAAGGTCTGCTGCAGTTTTTGGAGAATTCATAAAAACAGTATGCTCAATAATTATTGCTTCAACTAAGTTATAATGGTCAAATAATGCTTTTGTTTTTTTATTTGCATCTATAACTTTTTGATAGATATCTTTACCTTTAAATTCTATTTTTCCATGTTCTGATAAGTTTTTATATGAGTAAATTGTAAATGCTAAACTTGTAGTGCTTGCGTCTATTGCACAAATAACTCCTGGCTGACTAGATAAATCATCTCTAAAATATCTATCTGTCTCTAAAGCCTTAGCCATTTGATAATCCTTTAATTTGTTTTATTGCTTTTTTAACGTCATTTGGATTAACAGAACAATTATTACATAACAAATCATCATTATATATTGATAACTTTGATCCACATTTTTTGCATAATCTATTTCTGCCTTTTCTTTTTTGTCTTCTAGTCTGAATATATCTTTGACTTATTTTTTCTTTTGTAGCAGATTCCCTGCATTCTGGAGAACAATAAATCTGATAAGAAACTGTTGGCTCAAAAGTATGATCGCACCAATTACAACTTTTCATCTTCTAGCAACTCCAGAGGTTTAATTTTAATTACCCCTGTCTCTGCTTCAGCACATGCTTTTTGAATAGGACAAACTTTGCATATTTTAGAATTAGATCTGTAGGGTTTTTGTGGTAACTCCTGCTTTTTCCAACTTGCATATACATCTTTCATCCAATCAAATGCCTGGTCTACCCACCGACGGAAATGATCGTTCATTACAACTGGCAAGGTTAATAGTTCATGATTATTTTTGTTCTCATAAATCATTACACCCTTATCCACTTTCCATACCCTCATATAAATTAATAGTTGCATAAGATGACCCATCTTAGGCTTCTTACTATTCTTTTTATATTCAAAACCTTCATTAGTGATAGTTTTAATTTCACCAATAACTCGCTCATTATTAATATTAAGCATAACATCGCCATAACCATCAAATGGTGGATTTTCTAAACTTACTCTAAACTCCATTGAAGGATGTGTTTGTTTATTATACTTTCTTGGAACTGGATCCATAACCATGTCTTTATCAAGCAACCCAGAAGCCTCTATTGCTTCTTGTATTCTTTCATGACCCAAAGTTCCATTTGTTCTGTTTGCAACACCATATGCATCTGAGTTATCATGAAATACTGCTCCATCAAATGCTAGATACCAATATCTTGGACATTCACCAGCACCATAAGTTAAGCCAGATGCAGAAAAATTAGTCTTTTTACTAAACTTAGGTTTAGTTTTAGTTAAATATCCAGACTGTATTTTTTCAATTAAACCATCAATAAAAGACATATCTTCTAGATCTTTTGCTGTTTTATTTATTTTTGAATCTTTAATCATTACTTCTTTTAATAAATTTTTCATTGTTATCCTTTGTTTATACTATTATAGCAGGTATCATCTAGTTATATATTTAAGTGCAGATACAAGATTATTTATAGATTCTGCAGCAGTATAATAAAGGTTCTTTTTGCCTCTATTAGATTTATCTACATTTGCCATCCAAGTGGCTCTTAATGCCATCTTAGATGCTATTGCTTGTAATCTAACTATCTCTAAAGTTGCAACATTCATAGGAATATCTGGTTTTAGTATTAACTTTGCAATTGTAGTTAATGCAACAGTAAACTCTTCATCTTCCATATATTCTGCGATTTCTGAAAGACCATTAATCATTTCTAGTGTAGTTTGTTGTTGTTCCATTACCCCATCGATTCTGGCGGAATGCCGTCTTTTATACCATCTTCAGCCCATAATTTAAATGCAGCCTGCATGTCTGGCCTTGCTTGTAATTTATCTAAATATTCACGTCTTTTATCAGGATATTTTTCTGGATCTATTGGATTTTCTTCTCCATTAAATCTATAACTTGTAATAGGGCAATAGTCCATACTAATAATTTCACAAAACTCTCCCTCTTTAAACTTACGTTTTGGTCTCCAGTGAATCTGATTTACAGCACTAAATACTATAGTTTGTCCTGGACCAAGTGTGTATCTTGTAAAGTTTCCAGTATCATCCCAGTTACCAACATATAGATCCCACTCAATATTAGTATCTGGACAATAATTAATAGTAACAAGATTTTCATCAGCATCTAAATGTGGAGGTAGTGCTGGACTATTATCACCATAACCATATTTTAAATTATAATCAATATAATTCCAATGACATAGAGCGATTGGTTCTTTATATAAAGGTTTAGCAATTGAGTCTAATATTTCCTCACAATCTTTAGGCATATCAAATTCAATTAAAACACGGGACATATTTTTTGCTATTTTTGGCTGAAACCTACTTTTAAATGTTCCAGTTCTAATATATCCATCTTCAATTCTATCGCCAATAACAAATGGTTCTAATTTTCTGTTTTCTTTAATGATTGACATAATTCTATTTTTTTGATCATCATTAAATAAGTTATCTATATAAAATGGTAATGGTTTATTGTACTTATCAAACCCAGTTAAATAATTATGAATCTGAGCCATTTGTCCAACCTCCTGCATCAAAATATGCCTTTCTATATGCTGCAACCTTTTCGTCCATTCTTTGATTTAGGTCTGGTTCTTTTGGTCCAGATGTTGGATCTGAAAAATGACAGAATATCATTTCTACAAAATCACCTTCTTTAAATAAAGTTGGCTTTCTCCAATGAACTTGATGAGTTCCACTAAAAGTTATAGCCTGATTATCTTTTAATACAAACTCTTTATCTGGCTCAACCACTATTGGCCAACTAATGTTTGAACTTAACTGATAATCAAATGTAAACCTTGGCTCCTTAAAAGTTTCATCATAATGCGGAAATAAGGAAGGTTTAAAATGAAACTTGCCACAATTACTGGTTACGTTCTCATATCTTGCAAAACAATGCTCTGTTAGTACTAAATTATTGTTTCCACTAACCTGTCTTGCTAATCTTGTAAATTTTTCTGCGACAGCATTTTCAAGTTGTATAAATAGGTTTGCCTGACAATGCTCTTGTACAAAATTACCGCCAGTGTTTCTAGAAATAGATGCTCTTACAGAATTTATTCCATCCTGATTTAAGATATCATCTAGTATTACATTATTTTCATTATGCTTCATTATTTTCCTCCGTTATATTTTTCTGCAAAATCCCAAATTTCTTCACTTGTATAAGTACAATCATTTATATTTTTATCCTCTAATTCAATATGAAAAAATAACATTTTAACATACTCTCCACTATTCCAACTTCTTTTTGCTCTCCAGTGGTAATTTTTAGTTGTTATAATGCCAAGAGCATCATTATTTGACAATGAGTAGACGTCTTTATTTATTCCTATTGGCCAATCTATGTTTGAATCTAACTGATAGTCTAAGACAAAATCAGATGCGTCAGGATGGTCTTTATGTGGATTTAAATATGGCTGTCCGTTATCTCCATATTTTGGATTATATTCAACATATGTAATTCCAGTAATACCTGTTACTTTCATATTCATTTCTGAACAAATATCATCAGCACATTCTTTTGCTACAGTAATAATTTCATACGGCAAAACAAACTTATCTATATCTAACCTAGAAAGTAACTCTTTCTTAATTGCAATAAATTTTTTATCATTCGGATACTCATGCCCAGTCTTTGAATCATACCAGTCTATCTGTTCTCTACTGGATAACTCTTTATCAACACATTCATATATTTTTGCTATGTGTTCATTTGAAAAAACATTTTTTCTAATTAGACCCATATCTCCATTATACCTTATCGATTAACTCTTCTAATATGCTTAGTTCTATAATAGCAAGTCTAACTTTTTTATTTCCCTCTCCAAGGATAACCATAATTGCTGGGTCATTTCCATTTCTTATGGCATCAGTAGTTGCTTTAGCCCAAACATCATGGTTAAGGGTAAAGGATTTTGAATTTTCCTTAAAGTCTATAGTAAAATTTTTCCAAGTAGCGTCGCCCTTTTTTATATTTCTACCAGAATTTTTATGCTGTTTAGCACCTATTCTTTTACTTTCATTTTTTTCACTCATTTGTTTTTATTTTCTTATATCCTACTTTATAAAGTTGTACTTCAGAGAGATGTTTATCTTGACACATCCATGATGCCATGCCTGTTGCTGGATATAGTCTCATTGTTTTTACCTCTTTTTTACATACTTTACAAGAAAACTTTCCTTGATAAATAGAATATTTATCCACTAATCTTATTCTTAATCATATCTTGTAGATCAAGATCCTCTCTTACACGATTTACAAAGGCATCTCTTCCTTGAACCTTAGATCCATCTGGAAGCAAGTACCATGCTCCAGTACGTTCTACTATGCCAACAAGTTCAGCAGTGTCAACAAGATCAGCGACAGAATCAATGCCCAAACTATCGCCTCTAAAATAGAAGTCATACTCACCAGACTGAAAAGCAGGAGAAGTTTTGGAAAACTGGAGTTCCCATCTAATCTTTCTACCAACTTTTTCTTCAATAGCCTTGTCACCAACATATATTTTTCCTTTCAGTGCTTGATTATCAGATTCAGATGAAAATAATTTAACTACAGTAGAAGAATAAAACTTAGTTGCCTGCCCTCCAGTTGGTTGCTGGCTTGTATACATAGCATTAATATTATTTCTAGATTGAGAAATAAGTATTAGCAATGTTGGCTTCGCTTTATTATTTGCATAGTTAAGCATTTTCCAGGCATTGCTAAAGTCACGAGACTCAGCACCAATTTGTTTTGTATTTTCTAACTGCTTCAATTCTGACGAATCTTTTTCAAAATAAATTGCTGGCAGCAAAGACGTAATTGAATCAACAACAATAATATCCACTCCAGCCTCTATTAGATTTACTCCAACATCGACCATTTCATTTATTGTCCTTGCCTGAGAAACAATTAATTTAGATGTATCTACTCCTAATTTTTCTGCCCAATCTTTATCATAAGACATTTCTGCGTCTATCCATGCACATATTTTGCCTTCTTTTTGAGCCAGTGCAATTGTCTGAAGACATAGAGATGATTTGGCGGATGACTTTGATCCCCAAATAAGCACTTGGCGACCATAAGGCAAACCACCATTCAGTGCACGATTTAATCCAAAACTTGGTGTTACGGCATATTCTGTCTTTGGAACTTCGTCACCAACAAGAATGCTTTTTCTTAATTTAGGGTTTAGTTGTGCTAATACATCTTCAAGGCTAACCGACATTTATATCCTCCAATATTACTGTACCGTCTTTAGTTTTACCCAATTCAAATTTATATGCATGTCCTTCTTCAATCTTCATATATGCTTTAGCAAATGCAGTAGGAAATACTGTTACTGGATGAAGTTCTCTAGAAGTATCTGCCAAAGTTAAAGAAGCCATTTTTTTGCCTGCTTTTGTTATTCTAGGCTTGAATGATATTACAAATAGTTCATCATCTTTGTATGGTAGCATCCTGTAATTTAAAAACTTAATTAATGCAGCATCTGAATTTTTTATTTCATCCACAGGAACAGCACTAACAATTCTATTATCAGAACAGAGTGCAATATAACTTCGTCCAGCCTCAATTGTTGTTTGCTCTTCATCAAATACTCCTATGCTTCCAGTCTTATCTAATATTTCTACACGAGACCAACCTTTGCCACGCTTAATTCCTTTAACCATTCCCATAAGAATAAAAGATCCTTTTTCTTCAAAATCTTCTACAGGATTTATAAAAGCATGATAGTGTGATGGAACTGTCTGCGTGAATTCTGGCAAACCTAAATATTCATAAAGATTTTCACGAATCTCATTATCATTTCTTGGATTATCTGGAAATGTTGCAGCACCAATAACTCTTAATGCTTCCAATGCTCTACTGTTTACTCCATTTCCTTTTGTAAACGTGAAATCTCTAAGTGCTTCAAAAGATTTAAAAGGTCGTGCCGATATATAGCGTTCTGCAATTTTATCAGAGATGAACTTGATCCCCGAGAGTCCAAACCGAATACCCTTACCCTCAATTTTAAAATCAATATCCGAATCATTAATGTGAGGCAACTTAATGCTAATGCCCATTCTTTTCGCTTCAATAAGATATTCAGTTCGTGCATCCTTGTCCCTTTCATTTTTTAGCAATGAGTACATAAACTCAATTGGATAATAATACTTTAGCCATGCCGTCCAATACGAGAGCGTAGAGTAAGCAACCGCATGAGACTTGTTGAACGAATAACCCGCATGCGCCTCAAAGTCATGCCATAAATCACGAGCCTGATTAGGACTAATAAACTTAGAAGCACCATCAACGAACTTATCACGAAACGCATCAAACTCTCTAGCATCTTTCTTTTTACCAATGATCTTACGAACTTTATCAGCCTCAGACCACGACATTCCTCCCAACTGAACACAGGCTTGCATAACCTGCTCTTGGTATAGGATACACCCATATGTTTCTTCTGTAAAAGGTTTCATGGTTTGGTGCAAATAATTAACTGACTGCCTACCATGCTTTCTTTCAATATAATCTTTTCCAATAGTATTCATGGCTCCTGGGCGAACAAGAGCATTTGATGCAGCCAATTCAGCAAGATTTTTTACTCCCATTTTAACTAAAAGGTTTGTATATGGTGTTGCTTCACATTGAAATACACCTTTTGTATAGCCTTCAGAAAGCATTTGGTAAACCTTTTGGTCTTGCATATCTAGTCCTAAAAGATTTATTTCTGTTCCTTCTCTTTCCTTAATAATCTTTAAGGTATCATTAATAACACTTAAAGTTTTAAGACCAAGTGCGTCGATTTTGATGAGTCCGATTTTTTCAGCCTCTTCCATATCAACTGCCACAACTGGTATACGATCATCGCTGCCAGGAGAGTTGCGTGTCTCCATCGGTGCGTACCTAAAAATAGGATTTTTACTAGTGACAACACCAGCAGCATGTATGCCAGTACCTCTAATACGGCCACGAAGTTGTTCTCCATATTGTTCCACCTCTGGATATTTTTCTCTAAACCATGCAGTTGTTTTTGAAGTACAATATTCATCCCATGTATCTACTAACTTCAATACTTTGTTTACATCTGCTAATGGAATATTTAATGCACGAGCAACATCTCGCACAACACCTTTATCCTTAAATTCTAAAAATGTAGCAATAGAAGCAACATGCTTATATTGTCTAACAAGATAATCTTTTACTTCGTCACGACGAGAATCTTGAATATCTGTATCAATATCTGGAAAGTCATTACGCTCTGGATTAATAAATCGGAAGAATAGAAGTCCGTGTTTTAATGGGTCAATATCTGTAATACCTAATGCATAACACAAAAGAGATCCAGCAGAAGATCCACGACCTGGACCAACCATGATTCCTTCTTTTTTAGCCCATGAAATCATGCTTTGTACAACTAGAAAATAAGGTCCAAAATTTTTATCTTTAATAACCTTTAATTCTTCTTCAAGTCTATCAAGATATTCTTGATTAGTGTCAAGCCCTTTATCTTTCAAACCCTCAATAGCCAGTTCTTTTAATTGTTTATCTGGATTTTTATATTGAACTGGCAATAAATTTAATCCATCTTGTATGTCATAATCTTCAATCTTATTGGCAAGATCAATAGTATTTTCATAAATGTCAGTTCTCCATACCGCCTGCTTTTCCATTGCCTCTTTGATTTCTTCATAAGATAATAGGTGAATATCAAACTTATTAAATGACATCTGTCTATCAGCACCATATAAATAATCAAGACGCTTCATTAAGTCACCTTGCTTTTTAGACTTTTCATATGTAGCATCTTTTTGAATCTTATTAGAATATGTATTAAGAATTAATTTTAATTCTTGAATCTCTTTTTGTGATTGATCAACATGATGACAGTCTGGAGTTACAATTGGCTTAATATTAAATTCATCTGCTAACTGTAAAATTGTTCTATTAATTGATTCATTATTATGTGGCATTACCTCAAGATAATAATCACCACCAAATTCTTCTTTAAACCATTTAATATATTTCTTTGCCATACCAAGTTCACCAAGTTCAATTGATTTAGCAACGATTCCGCTTGGGCATGCAGAAGATACAATTATGCCCTCTTTGTATTTGGAAAGAACTTCAAAATCTATTCTGGGTTTTTTGTAATAACCTTCTGTCCAAGCAATTTCATTTAATTTATTCAGATTTTCTAAACCAACCTTGTTCTTGGCTAGAAGGATTATATGGTTATAAACCATATCTAGTTGATCGGTTCTTTCGCCTTTATCTCTTTGATCAAAGCGATCCTCACACATATAACCTTCTATGCCAAGAATAGGCTTTATACCACTTGCTTTAGCAACACGATACATCTCTCTATGGCCAGAAAGGGAGCCATGGTCTGTAATCGATATTGCAGGCATACCCAAGTTTTTAGCACGTTCAACATATTCAGACGGCAACCCAATTCCGTCAAATAGTGAAAAATGGGTATGTAAATGAAGTGGTACGTAGTTCATCTACTACCAGTCGATGTTTGTCGCTGATGTAGTAGATGGAGAGTCGAATCCAAGATAAAATGCTTCTTGTTCGGCATATGGCACACGACGAAGCGCCTTCTCCAATGGGTATGGCTCAATACCTTCCCACTTAAATGGCTCCTTATCTGGAGCAGATGGAATTAAAGTATAAGATGTTTCAGTTCCCTGACCATTACGCTTTAACTTCCATTGTAAATTTGAAATGCTACCAGTTTCTAGTGCATATTCACGAATTGTATTGAATGCGGATTGCTTGCTTACACCCATAGACCAAATTGCGACATAGGGCTTATCTTCAATCCCATCATCAACAAGAACATTACAATAAAAACGAAGACGACCACGCCATCCACTGTTTCCCTTTGGATCTTTGCGATACATCTCTTCAGCCCAGTCACGACCTTCTGTATCCATTGTGTCTACAGCCTTACGCTTATAGTCCTTTGGATTTGTATGTTCTTTTACAACAAGTGCAAGACCACGGTCTTCTACATAATGTGCAGAATCTTCATCAAGTTCTTCGATGAATCTAATCTTTACAGATTGTCCATCTGCCAACTTGAGCCATCGCACCTTTGGTGCACCTTCATCATTTTTCTTATCGAGCAGGGCGTTGATATTTTTTAGTCCCTTAATAACGCTCATTTTTTCTCCTTTGTTTTATACTAGTATACATTAAAAGGTAACATCTGTCAAGTGCTTAGATAAATACTCTTTAACATCTATTCCTTCAAAGTTTTTTGCTTCATTATACAGTTTATCATATGCTTGCTTAGTTTGCAAATCTGAATACAAATTAGATCTATTAAACTGTCCAGTATTTACATATGTAGTCATCCATGACTGATATCCAAATGTTTTATTAGTATTTGAAATAACGTATTGTGATATATAATCTTTATCTAATTCTCTTAATACATTTTCTGCATATTCTGGCATTTTATTTTCTATTTTAAAGTTTTTCCAAAATTCAGAATTATCTTTGTCAGTTAAATAATGTATATAAATAAATCCTAATAGTTCTTTATTTTTTTGTAATATCAAATCATTATATTTTTCAATAACTGTTTCATTATTATTTAATGTATATTCAGTTAAAAATTCTGGAGACGTAAACAATCTTAACATGTATATAGTAAGCATAATAGACGTAGCATGTAATGGTTCAAAGAATCCCGCAGCAAGCCCAACAGATAAACAATTTTTAACCCATGGTGTTTTATAATATCCTGGTTTAAAATCAAAATGATTAACTACTTTGACATCTTCTTTTTTAAAAAGAGTATAAATTTCTTCTAATGCATTTTCCTTAGATGTATATTTTGGATCGTATACATATCCGCATCCATATCTATGTTTTAACGGTGTCTTCCATACCCAACCATATTTCATTGCTATAATTTCTGTACACATAGAATAATTTTCATCTTGTGGTAAAAAGAATGCTAATGCTTTAGTACAAGGTAAACTTTCTGATGTATCAACCCATTCAGATTGTAAGTGATGCCCAACAAATAAATTTTTAAATCCAGTAGCATCTATTAAAAAATCACATTGATAAGAACCAGACTCACAGTGTATAACAGTAATATTTCCATTAAACTCTCCAACATGTTTAATTTTATCATCTATTATTTTTATTCCTCTTTTTGTTGACTCTTCTTTAAAAAATTCTGCTAATTTAATAGCATCTAAATGCCATCCAATATATGGCCAAGATAGTTTATTTTTATTTGTAGCACTAAGTCCTTTATTAATATCATCTAAATTATTATTATTTGACATAACTTCTATAGATGCTAACTTAAATAATTCTAATTGTTCTTCTTTTGTAAGATCATTATCAGATACATAATTTATTAATGGATGAAAGTATGAATCTTGTCTTTTAGACCATCCTATAAATTTTATACCGTTCTTTAATGTTGACCCAGTATGCTCTATAAATTTATCTATTGGTAATTCTAATTCATCAAAAATATAAGCAAAGTTAGTTGTGGTTCCTTCTCCAGCACCCAGCACCCCAACTCTAGAACTATCTATTACCGTTATGTCTGCATGTGGCAATCTTTTATTAATTGTTAAAGCAGCAAGATATCCAGCAGTACCGCCTCCAGCAACAACTACTTTCAAAGAATAACTCCAAAATATTTTGCAATATAAAGTATTGCAAGGATTGACCATAAAATATTAAACCAAATTAGGGTAGGTATTGTTTTAACAGTAGATGACCAAATAAGTCCAATACTTGATACTAATGCAAATATATAAAACCACCATACACTCACATCAAACAGTAATCCTGGTAAAATAATTATTGCTTTGGCAACAAAAGCAAAAAATTCTACAATGTTTGCCTTTGTCCAATATTCTTTATGACCCATGGTTTTTAAAGCCTGTAACCATTCCATATGATTTTTATTTTTCATACTAACATCCTTTGTATTTGATCGGTAAAACTTTTATCTATCTTAATTATATCAGAATCATCCATATCCCCGATATCTTTATATTTACTTTCTAGGTTTATTATAGAAACAGAGTTATTTAATCTTTCTAATATTTTTTGTTTCATATTGTTTCCTGCATCATCATTATCAGCAATAATAACTATATCGTTAAAATATTTTTGAAGCAATGATATTTGTTTTGATGATACATTTGCTCCTAAGGTAGCAACTGCTGGTAGACCAACCTGATCTAGTCTTATTGCATCAAATGATGACTCTACAACATATACACGACTTGCATTTTTAATGCGATTTAAATTAAATAGTAATTTTGATTTTGGAAGTCCTGGAGTATTTTTAAATTCCTTTCCACTTATAGACCTAGCGACAAATCCAACACATAGTCCATCATGGTTATGAACAGGTATAGTTACCATATCTTGATTTTCAGAATATCCAAGTTTAAATTTTTTAATAGAATTCTCTGTTATTTTCCTGCCATCAAAATATTGTTTGGCTCTATCGTTTGATAATGCCTGATCGGAAAGTCTATCTATTACATTAATATCAAACTCAGACCATTCTTCTTTTTCTACTAACTTAGAAGATATATCAGAAAGAATATCAACCTCAACCTCTTTGCTTTTAATAAATCTAATAGCCTCAAAATATGTCCTATTTGAACAATGCATAACTAATTCTATTAAATCTGCAGTATGACTACAAGAAAAACAAAAAAACAATCCACTAAACTTATTTATTTCTGCAGCAGGGGTCCTATGGTTTGAGTGAAATGGACAAAAAACAACATACTCAGACTCTGCCTCTTTTTCTATATTTATGCCAGATCCTGAGAGAACTCTTTTAATCTGGTTGGCTGTGTATGAACTGCTTTCGTACCGTCTATTCCTAGTATCCATTCGCTCTTTTTTCTCCCTATATATATTCCATATATACTTAATATAAAATTATATGTATTATTTTTTTCATTGTATTCTATTGTAAACTGAGGGTCAATATCAAATCTTGGAACATATCCAGACAAGCGCATTTCAGATACCAATAATCTGATATATTCTTGCTGTAATCTATATATAGAGGAGTCATCATAAATAACTCCGTCCATCCCAAACCTTTTTATAGGTTTGTGCTGATATGTCTCCATGGCACATATTATACTGACTTATCTTCATAATCTTTATACCTATAATATCCCTTGTCAAAGTCAGCCTGAACCAAAAATTCACCCATAAAACCATTGCGATTCTTGCGAAATACGCATTCTATAATATCGCTATTTGTAGCCCTACCTAAAGCAAGAACCCAGTCAGCATCATAGGCAATTTGACGTGACCATGCTGTTTGACCAAGTGTTGGAACTGTTTCAAGTTTAGTGACATCATCGGGGGTAGCAGATGATATGGCAATAATTGGGACTTCTTCAGCGATTGCCATTAACTTTAATTCACGTGAAAGATTTTTCATACGAATAGTTTCATTGTCAGACTTAGTATTAGGACTCATTAATTGTAAATAATCTACAATAACAAAGTCTGGTTTATATTGATCTATTTTGCCACGTAAAACTAATGGAGTTATATCTCCGCCTGTATCGTTTGATATGATATGAAATTCTGGTCTACCCTGAACATTTTTAGTATGCCAAGATTTCAACATGTCCATTTCAATTTGACCAGCACTTAATTTACGATGTGACCATAATCCTTCGCCCATAATTGCAAATACACGATTACGCACTTCTGTCTCAGACATTTCAAGACTTATAATCATTGGACTACGACCCTGTTTCCAAGCCTGTACAGCAAAATAGAGGGACAACCATGACTTTCCTATGCCTGGATATGCAAGAAAGACTCCTAATTGTCCTGGCATAATTCCAGAAGGCAAATAATTATCAAATCCTGGAAGTCCAGTTTTAATTCCAAGGGCACCAGCCTCTTGTTGCTTTTTAAGATTTTCAAAATATGCAATAGCAGAATCTAAATCTGTTACATCTATATCACGAATTGCTGCTGTGTTTTTTCTAAGTTCTGCTGTTTTTGATATTAAAGATTCTAATGCCTCGACACCAAGACCACCCTGAACTTCTGTCGCAGCAGATCTTAATATATCTTTAAGACTATTAACTAGATATTCAGATTGTAACTCTTCAAGATGATGCTTTGTAGAACCAATTCCATCTACTGGTTCAAAATCTCTAAATTTTTCTACAACTAATTCTGTTGGAGGAACTGTTCCATTATGCTCATAATATTTTCTTATAAATTGCCAAACATCTAAGTGTGTTTTTAGTATGCCCTCAACATTGGCCTGAAGCATAACATGCGCTTGCTTATCTTTAAGAACGGCAGATATAAGTTTTGATTCTGAATTATTCACTTAGCCATTCCTTTGCTTTTTCCCTACGCTGCTGTCTTTCTTCTAAATCTTTTTGTTGTTGATGTATTGCTTCCAGTATATCATGTGCAATATAAGCAAAATGATTCCATGTTGGATTATCCGTAACTTCAAAATAATATTCTAATAATTGATAACATTTATCAAGTCCATAAGACTCTACTAATGCATCAGCAGACCATTGTTCAATCCACTTATTATACTGTGGCCCTTGTCCTAGTTTAAACTTATAGTGTTTATCAAACCTACTCAACAGAGCCATGCGCTTCTGTTTGTCTGTCACACTACTCGCTTTCGGCTAGTTCTGCTTTTGCTTCTGTAATTTTTGTTGTTAACTTATCTTCAACAAATTTATATACACGTTCAAATGCTTGATCTGTATTTTCACCATCACGCTTTGAATCTACTACACCTAAGTCTAATCTTAAAGATTGAAAGTTTCCAAGATTGAGTGTGTAGCCAAGTGTTACTGATACTTTTGTATCTTCCATTTCATACCCTTCTGCTATATTGATTCTGACCAAACTGGTATATATCTACCATCTTCAGTCTTTGTATATGTTAGTATACCATCTCCCATTCTGCGTGTCAATTCAGCCTTAGTGGGAGTGATATCGTTTGTTATTAAATTATCTTTTCTTGGTCTACCAATATGGTATGTAGCCAGTATATCACGAATCTCTTTAACTTGCGATTCTGAATAATAAGATCTTACTTGCCATCCTCTTTTACCATCTTTTTGTGCTCCAATCGGAGTAGGTATTATTCCACGTTTCATTAATGTTGGCATATATTTTCTATGTCTATTGACAAGATCTGCTGCTTCTGATACAGTATATGCTCTTTCTTTTTTATTTTTAAATTCGCTTATTAAACAACTTTCAATTTTATCTTTTGTAATATTATAAATAGACATAATGCCATTTGATCTATTAGAATGAATCACCCTTACAAGATCTTTATTTAAAAACCAAATTTTTTTACTACCCTGAATTACAGGGGAGAGATTGTATTCTTCGCTCGTTCTAATTCCTTTTTTAGCAACCATCTACCTTCCTCCGAATCAGACGGTGGATGAAAAAATTTTCTTGATCCACAAATAAAACAATATATTTCTATATGAGAGAATGAGTTGTATACTCTGTCTACCATCATATTTTTTAAACATTTTTTACATTTAATCATTAATTGGGTATGCCGACAATAATTAAATTAATACCAATGGATACATCTCCACTAGAATTAAAATTAACAACGCCATCTACCTTTGATGTAGTAATACTTTTTATTACTACCGAAACATTTTTTCCTGCTTCTGTTCCGCCAATATTAATTGGACTTGCTGTAACAATTGGGGCAAATTTAAAATCTGCGGGAAAGTTATACGAAAAAGGTTGCTGGCTTCCGATACTCTGATTAGAACTTTTTACAACATCTGTATAGCCTGCAATTATTCTTGTTTCAGATGCCTTTGCATTTTGTGATACTCCATTAGGGACATCCACTGTAACATATTTATATATTGCTGGAGAAATCTGTAATGATAACTCGTTAATTGCATTTGCAATTTGATATATATATGAAACGTCAAGCGGTTGACCTAGTTCTGGTAAAGGTATTTTTGCCATATTTCCTCCTGTCTAATTATATCAGACTTCCTTCATTTTCAAATAATGTTGCATTTTGAAATCTTTCAAGTGGAATTGTGTTTGTCTGAACAGCAACATTAATATACTCTTTATCTGAAGAATAAACAATTGAATAATTTGTCTGAGATGTTTTGCCATAATATTGCCAATCTAGATTATTCCATTTAACATATAAGTGATATTCTCCTATATTTAACTGAGGTTCCCATGTTAAATTAATAACACGGTTATTAGTATCTATTACCATACTATTTAAAATTTCTACTGGTGTATCTTCAGCAATTATTTTATAAACTGGAGACCAGTGAGATGTTCTATTTTTATCTTCTGAAATAAATCTATATCGTAAAACGTATGTTTTATTGTTGCCAAAAAAACCTGGAAGTTTAGATTTTGGAATAATAACTTTTTTTATTCCTTGATCTGGACTAGACATTATTGCACATCCATTGCAAATCTAAATTCTATATAATTTGTTGTATTGGCTTCTTTAATAACGGTTTCAGCATTGGTATTTTTTAATACTGTATATCCCGTTAAACCATATATTGGATTAGTAGTTGATATATTTTCAAACCTAATTGCATCTAATCCTATATAAAAGTTTTCAGAAGGTTCATTATCTTTTATAACAGTTGTATAAATCTTAACTATTGAAACGTTATTCCAAGTAAAACCAGAACTTTTATATAGTTCTTGTAGTTGTTTCGTTATTACATAATACCTATTATTTTCAAAATCATAGTCGTTTGCATCCATAACGACTTCAAACCTTGCCCATTCATTAACTCCTGGAGCATCTGATTCTGCAAACTCTAATAATATTCTAACCTTGTCTGGAACAATTGCTCCATCTGGATCTTTATTGATAACACTAAAGGCTAATTTAATTTGATCTGTAGGTGAATTTTTATTAAAGTCTAATGCGGTTCCAGCAAGGTGTATATGTGCAGAGCCTTCTCCTATTGATAAGTGATTTGAAGAAATTCCTAAATCTGCAGAATCACCCCTCATCATAACAATGTTATTGAAAAATCTTGCCCTTTCATATCTCAAAACTCTTGCAGAATCTGTAAAAACTAAATTATCGGAGTTTGTTTGAAAGGCTTTTTGTGTTTGATCTATAGTATTATTTTCTCCTAGTGGTTCATAAATAATATCTAATGCTCCAGCGTTTCCTAGTTGATCATGATATTCCCAGTTTTCATTTACAGTAAAAGCAAATAAAGATCTTGAGTCATATGCTCCAGCAGACGGGTTTGCTCCAGCAGAATATATTCCAACTTCTGATATTTCATATCTTTCATCTGTTGGCAATTCTGCAGTTAAAACTATTTTTTCAACTCCATTATCATTTACATATCCTCTAGAAATGATAGGTACACGGAACATCTCAAAATCTAAAACCTCTTTATCCGTATAGTCTCCAAATGCTTGTGCTGTATTTAATGGCTTTGCACCGCAACCAATTGCTATATAGGACGCATAAGCAGGAGCCTGTCCTATCAGATATTTTGCAATAATGCCTTTTCCAATATTAGTTATCATAATTACACCTCATATATTGTATCATCTAATACCTCCCCATTAGAAATTATGGATATTTCTACTTGTTCATCTTTTGCTAAATTTATAACATTAATAATTAAATCCCCTGTAGATTCGTCTATATATACAATAGAACAGTTAGGCCCAGTACCACATAAAGGAACTTTACTTGAAAAATTAATAGGAAACTGCTTAAAATAATTAGCATCTATATCTTGTAAACCAAGTATATTTTGTGGATTATATTGAAAATATATGCTGCTAAGATTTTTAATTGGTTGATATAAAATATTTTGACCGTTTACTAAATCAGATCTTACAATATTAATTAATTCTTGACCACCTATATTTTCAAATATAAGGTCAGTCATTATTTCTATTGGAAGAGTATCATCTTTAAATAATATAATATCTGTAGTCGCTGGCTTAACATCTTTATTTACCAAACCATTTGGATATAAAACTGTTGGATCATCTGGTATTGCATTAAGACCACTTATATAATCTCCATATTCATCTAATTGCTCTTGACTAGTAACTCTTTTATCACTACCAAACTTCCAAGACATTTTTTGTTCATGTGTAGGCGCTATTGGATAATCATCATATACAATTTTTCCATCTCCAGTAAAATATACCATTTTACACCTCACTCAAATATAATGTCATACTAGGACCATTTATATCCTTTTGATAATCTATATTATATACAACAAAATTTGATGAAGATGGAGAGACAACATCTATGTTGTTTTCATTTTTATATTCTATATTAACTATATCGCCTAGTTGTACTATTGGCATACTAAAAACTTTTACCCCTACACTCTTTCTAGGCTTCATAATTTTTTCAATAATCCAGGACATCAAATCTCTTGCATCATCTTCTGACTGAATGTATGGAGAATCAATTGCAAATTCTTTTCTTCCATATGTCAATCTACTTGTTTTTATTTTATCATAATCTTGTTCTGCTCTTATTGGCGAAATTATTAATCCATCTTTACCTATTTGCGGGTCAGAAAAATTGCTGTTTTTAGTAAAATAATTATCAACAGTAAGTTCATTTTCTGATTGTTGTGTAAATGTAATTCCTTGAATTCTTAAATAATTTCCGCTTGTTTCGTCCAAATTAATTGTTGTATCTGTTGAATTAAATATTAAAAATTCAGCACCGTAGGATCCAGCCCTAAAACCAGAAACGGTATATCCCTTAATTCTGTTAAACGTTGGAGATAGTTGTGCATATAATGCTGGATATGCTTTATCATATCTAACTTTAAGATATGCTGCCTCTCTCATTATGCTTCCAAATTCTTCAAAATACATATTAAATTTAGGTGGTTGACTTGAACTAATTCCAGATAAATATGTTGACTGTATAACTCCAGACATAGCATACTTTCTAAATGATTCATTAGCATTAATTTCATTATCTGTAAATGCAGCAGACACTGGAGTATCCAAAGCAAATACTGTATTCTGACTATAATTATTTGTTAATGCATATATATTTTCAAACATACACTTAGACCCACCACGAACAAATAAAGCCATATTATTATATGCTGGCGTTGGATTGTTATCATCTACAATTCCAACTATCTGATTATTTATATATAAATAAAATTGTCTTACGGAACCTAGATCTTGATATTCAACTGCTAAATCATATACAGTTGGATTTTCTTCTCCCATTAATCTTGATTGTCCAGTAAAGTTTCCATCATCAACTAGTATGTTTGTAAACCCGCCCCAAAGTTTAATTGGTATAGCGTTACCACTTTCATCAGCCAATATTTTATAAAACACAACATTATGCAAATTTTCTGCAGCAGAAGAATATTCACTAACATTATTTTCTGTTAATGAAATAATTTCAAAATAATATCCGACATTAGTATTTGGATTTAATAGTACAGATATACCTCCAGAACCACCAGATATATTTAAACTTTGATTTGGCTGAGATCCTGGTAATACATAATATGGAGTTGAGTTTAATGGTGTTTGTCCACGTGTTTCACTTGCTTCTATTTTCCCAACTATTCTCATTCTGGTGCCGAAGTGCTTGTATCTATTGTCTAATGCTTTATATTGATATGACAAAAAGTTAATAGGAGTTTCGGTTGTTGAAAAAGATGGTCCATTCATAACTAGAGCAGATGATTGTATTGATCCTGTTTGGGTAGATTTTATAGTATTATTTTGAGTTTCTTTTGTAAAAGATGTAGACAAAAAGTTTTTTATAATACCAGTTCTCTTGTTTTCTTTTGATTTTGTATTATTAACTCCTGCTGGTGATTCTGAAAGTTGTTCGCCAACACCTTCTACTATTTGATCTTGAGTTTGTCCAATGTACTCTAAACCAAACAAAAATTCACTTTTCATATCCATTCCACGTACATATGTATTATCTGTCCAATATGTGTCTAGTCCAGCCTTGTGAGATAATACTGGGGTACCGAATTGACCTCTACCGTGTCTAGATACCTCGCCATTCTTCATAACAGTTATTCCATTAATTTCTTCGTATTTTGGTTCTGAGTAAATTCTAACAAGTCCTGTAGGATATATTTTTCCATTAAATGTAAGTTTTGATAAATAATCTTGATATTCTTGATTGCTACTTATCCAAACATTTCCTATAGCACCAGTAGTCGTAGTTGTAAAAGTAACCTTGCCATTACTTTCCTCTCTTGCAATTATTTTTTCTGCTCCAGGTATACTATATTGAACTGCATCAAATCTTATTATTTCTCCATTTGTATAAAAATATCCAGAATGTCTGCTTAACCAATAAACTGCTTCTCCTAAATCAATAGTATTATTTGTTAATTGATTACCTACGACTATTGGTAAAGAGGATGACAGGTCAGAGTTTAACGGAATAGCAGATAAACTATACGCTGACTGACTCTGCGCTTCTCCGTTAATTGATCGTAAAGAATTTTCTCCAGTTACTTCCCATAAAAGAACTGGCTTATATATCCAATTTTTTGCAGATGCTTCATTGTCTACCATACTTGCTTGTTTAATTGTTCCATATGATCTTTGTATATATCTGGATTTATAATTAATTTTCCCATCATTAAATACACTTTTATCAGTAGATGCAATATCTATTATGTTTGTAAGTTTTGTATTAATACTTTTATTTTCTATTGCAGCATCTTTAGTAAAATCTTTAGAGCCATAAAAGGTAAAAGACTTTTGTCTTTGTGAAGATGATGGGATCATATAATTTTTACTCATCATTACAAAATTATTATACTCGTCAAAAAACATTGCTGTTTGTGTTGAGATAGCAAGATCATTTAATACAGATGCAACTGTTTTATCTGGTCCAATATAAAAAAATGGAATTACTAGTTCTTTTTCTCCATCTACTCTTTTAAAAGTATAGTTTGAAAAACCTATAGAGTCTAATAATAAAGATACTGCGTAACTTAAAGAAACATTTGTAACCAGCATTTGTGGTGCAAGTATTGATTCAAAATAAAAATATAAATCTCTTAATTCAAGATTTACCTTTTTATCATTAGGGTTGTACTTTGGAAAAGCATCACAATATAATGTTTTTATTGGAACTAAATAGTCATAGCCATCAACATCGATTATTATGTCATAAAATTTAATTTGTATGTTATTAGATAAATATTTATGAATAATACTTCCAGTATTATTTTCATTAAATGCATCATCATAATCAAATATATTAAGATTGCCGACGGATGCTAAGAGTTGTCCGACTGGTAATCCGCTTGTACCTAAATCTGAAGCAGACTTTTTTACAGAAAATCCAGTAACCTTTTCAGAAATATCTGCAACTAATCTAGGTGACATTTCAATCAAGTCAAAAGTAGAGTTAACTTTATTCATTGTGTCTACCACAATTCTTATTCCTTTAATATTTTCAAACTCTCTATATACAGTTTTATTTTCATTATTTGAAATAAAGGTAATTGGGTCAGTTAAATCAGTAACAAAGTTTGTTAATCTTGTGACAGTTTCCTCTTCTAAATACCAGCCATAGGACGGGGTGAATGTTTCCCAACCACCGTTAAACCATATATGATAAATACCTATGTCATTTTTATCTTGTTTTATTAAATAAGCATATCCATTTATAGATTCTTTTGGTAAAAATGATTCATTATAATATTCTTCAGCACGAATAAAAACATCCCTATACTTATCTGGTACCTTTAAACCATAGGCAAGTTCAACATAGCCATCTGATTTTATAATTGCTGTTCCATCTTTTCTTCTGGAATTTGATTCAAATGATACAGCGTCAATCCAGTCATTTTGTTTTAAATATTGTATTTTCCATTTAACTGGTGTTGACTTATTTGCATCACCGTATAATGGATCTGTAAAAGATCCTCCAGGTCCAGAAAAAGGACCAAGGTCAATAGATCCAACATTAGTTTGCATTTTAACAACTATCCTATTTGTTGGTACTGGACTATTATATACAACAAAAGGACATGCATCATCTATAAAATATTGACCATTTAATTGTTTATTTGCTATACCAAATACTGATCCAGATTCTGTTCTATAGGATGTCCAATATTTAAAATTATCATTTTTGTCTGCCATGTAATATCTAGGTCTATTAGACATATTCATATTTGAGTGATGAACTTTTTTCCCTGGAATATATGTTGCCTTATTTATACCTGACCTTGGCCTAAATTTTTTAAAACAATCTTCTAATGAATAAATCATTTTATTTTTTATATTTTGAGATAATAAAAACCATGGCTGTTCATTATCAGATGGATCAATACCACCATCTATTTTAATATCAGCATCAGTAGCATTAGTATAAAAATTACCTATATCGTTTTGATCAAAACTATTTGGTATTAATTTATATTTTTCAGAAACAGATAACGTTGGTCTGTATCTATAATTTCCAATTCTAAAAATGTTATCTGCTATATTCATATTCCATTCTGCAATTACTGCAGATTGAGTCTTTATTGTATTTGATGACTCAAGATGTAACTTTAAATCTTCATTTTGAAACATTATACCTCTTCCAGCGTTACGCTTATGTTCCAAAAGTCAAAATTACTACCGCCTCTTTTTACGATGCTATAGTTAAAATCTGTAAAATACATTTCTATTAATTGATTATATTGTGGAAGATGTGCATAAGAATTATTGTCAATATCACCATTGTCATTTTTAAAATTTTTATATTTATCATATGCTAAATAAACCCAGAATGGTCCCTTATGATTTTCATACCAATCTAAAATTTCTACTCCTCCAGCACCACCATCTGTTGTAAACTCTAAATTATTGTCATTAATATGAGGAGATTTTCCAGTAGTAGCATTAAATTCTGCTACCTGAAAATATGATCTGGATGGAAGCATTTGCCATGATGTACTTATTTGTAATTTATCTGCTATATGATAAGATCTCATTCTTCCATTAATCATTCTTTCACGTTTTTCAATTCTTACAGGTCTAAAATCTATTTCTTGTCTATTGTCATCAGATAAAATAATAAATTGATTATAAAGAGATTCATCAGTTTCGCTTCCAGGATCTTGTCCTATTTCCAAACCATTTGGAACATATATTTTTGAGCCACCAGGACTTGTTTCTGCTAAAGTTCCAGAATTGTTTGCCCAGAGCATTGCTTGAGGTCTTTGGTACCTTCTTCTACCAGTTATGTAATTTACTGTAGCCATTATACTGCTCTGCTCCTTAATCTCTTTGAATCTACTTGACGAATTTGACCCATTACCGCCCTTGCAATTTCATCAGGATTTGCATCTGATTTTACATTAACAGCAATACTATAATTATACACCGAAGCATCTGATACATCGCCATTGTTAATTGCTCTCATTTTATCTACGCCATACGTATTTACTGCATATTTGCTCATGATAAATTCTCCAGGTGTTAACATTGAAGGAACAACATCAGTTCCTATAACTGGTCCACCAACAGCAAATCTTTTAATAAGCCCTCCAGAAGATTTACCGCTAGGCCAGTTAGCAAATTGAGATGCTGCAATTGCATTTCCACCAAACTTTTTAATATCTGCAGCAGCCTTAGCCTTTGCAGCAGCATCAGCAGCAGCCTTAGCAGCATTTGCTGAAGTAGATGATGCTATAACTTTATTCGCAGCATTAATAACCTTCATATCTGATGCTGCTAGTCCTGCACCAAAATCGCTTGGTGTAGCACCCTTAGTTAAACTTTGAGTTACTTTTTTATTATACTCATTTTTTGCGTCAACTAAGTTTAAAGCATTTATAACTTTTTGATCAGCAGACGCTAGATCGTGACCGAAATCACTTGGCGTTGCTCCAGGTGCTAATGACTTTGCAACAATTTTGTCATATTCTTCTTTTGCTTCAATTAAATATGGAGTAAAACCATTAATTAACCTTCCGCTATAATCTGTATTTGAATCACCAGTAGAATCATTGTTATTTCCAGATCCATCAGTTTTGCTTGTACCATCACTATTATCTGTATTAAATGATCCAGCAGGAACACATCTGCCGTCATCTGCCTTAACCATTCCTGGGCCACATTCGCTTACACCGCCAACTGGAACACAGTTTCCAGCATCATTCATGATATGTCCAGGAGGGCATGGCTCTGGTCCTGGTCCTGGTCCTGGTCCTGGTCCTGGTCCTGGTGTTCCTCCGTTTTCATATATAGTTATAATTTTATGTGTAGTTGTAATTATTTTTCCATCAAGCGAATTCCAATAATTAACAATATCTTCAACAACTGTAAGTGCTGCAGCAATTGCTTGCATATATTCTGCACTAGATGTTCTTGCAATATCTATTCTATTTTTTATTGCTTCCCATTCTAATTTACTTTTTCCAAGAACTGTAAGTGATTGAATTAGTTCTCTCTTTTTTGCTTCTTCGATACGCACTCTTTCTTGTGCTGGTTCAAGTTCCTGTTCCTCTATCTTAAATATTTGATCACGTAAATTTTTAATCTGATCTTCTATTTGTGCACGAGTATAACCTTTTTCATTTCTTATATTTGCTAATTCATTTTCTTTAGCAGCATCTAATAATTTTTGCTGATTATCTATTGCATCTGTTGCTTGTTGAGATCTTATGTCTTGGGCTGCTCTTGCAGCAGCAGCAATATCTCCTTGTGACAATGCATCAGCAAGTGTAAGTTGTCCCTTTTGTTGTTTAGATATTTTATCATTTAAACTTCTTATTTCATCTAATGCTTTATATTTAAGGTCATACTTATCATTAATTTTTTGCTCTTGTTCTTCTATACCCTTGAGACTTGCTTCCCAATCATCTATTTGATAATTAATTCCAGCAATTTTATCTTGAGCCTTTTCAATAATATCTTGATCTTTTAATGTGGTAAATTGAAAATCAAGTTCAATCTTAGTTTCCATAACAGAAAACTTTTCCATAGCCTTTTCAAAACCCTTATTAAATATTGACTCTTTAAATTCTATAGAATTAAGTACTTGTTGCAATCGTTCTTTAAATACTGCTGCTTGTTCTTTTGTAAGTTTATCCCAATTTGCCATTGCCTCTCTTAATGTATCGTCACTAAGGATTGCATCTGCTTCAAGCCAACTCCAATTGTTTGCTTTTGCTGCTTTTGCTAGATTTGCTCTTGCTGCAGCAGTCTGCTTATCTGCATCAATATCACCTTGTAAATCAGTTTTAATTTGATTTCCTTTAGATAAAGTTTTTGCTTCTTTTAATAATTTAATTAATTTTTGTGCAGCCTTTGTATTACCTTCTGATGCTATCATTGCAGCAAATGCTTTATCGGCAATTAATTCTTGTGTATCTGCATAACTCAATCCAGCCTTTGTTAATATATCATATGCTGCTGATTGATCTGCTATTTCTTGTTTTAATTGAATCATTTGAGAAGCATAGTCTCCAGCAACTACAGCATTTAATGCTTCTTGTATTGTTTTTGCATCTTTTTTTAATCCAATAATATTATTATTATTATCAAATTTAAATAATTGATTTTTTCTTTTTTCATATTCTTTTGGATCCATGCCAACAATGAGTTCAATAAAGTTACCTTTAGCACCAAGTTTAGCCAGGTCTTGCTCTATACCGCTAAACATTTCAAGTCTTTTTTTGCCACCAAATAACTGATCTAAAGTTTTCATTGATGCAGACCAACCTTCAGTTACCTTTATTTGATTTTTACGAACATCCCTTAACTTTTTAACAATGTCATCTAATGGAGATGAATCAACCTTTCCTCCACCACTAGTGGTTTTTGCTGGAGTAGCAGAAGCCTGAGCAATAGATTCTTGTGTTACTTTCCATGGTTGGAATTGTCTATAAGCAGCAATCTGCTCTCCAATACTTTTTCCAGAATATGAAACTCCATTATATAAAGCACCTTCTTTTTGCCATTTAATAAATTCAGGATCTGCTTGTATTACTGGATCTGGAACATTTACAATAGTAGCAATTTCTTTTAGATATGTTATTCTTTCATCTTGAGATAATTTTTCAAAATATGCTTTATCAATTGACCCCATAACATTTTCAGGTAAAAAGTTAGTCATTACATCAAGAGTTAACTTACCTTTATTTTTATCAATATTATCAATTATTTCTTGTGTTTTTGCTTGCATTTCTGGATTCTTCATATAGAAATTTAATATTGCTGTCATGTCAAATACACCATTTGTGTTTGCTACTTCAGCAAAAAAGTCTATATACTTTGATGCTTCTTTATCATCTTTTTTAGTTGCAACGCTTGCTAAAAATTTTGTTTGTAACTCTTTATTAGGGGTTCCGTCAGGGTTTGAAAACATTCCCATTACTCTAGTAGCATCATCCGCAGTGGTAGCACTAAATCTAGTAATAATATCCATATACTGTTGCTGTACGTTTTTATCATTTCCAAAGTTGCTGAATAAGAACATCTGTTGGCTAGGTGTTAATTCTCCAGTAGACATTTTTACTTTTATTAAATACTGTTGTTCCTTAGTTAATTGTGATTCTGACAATAATGTTTTTGCTGCATCCAAATATTGTATTTCATCACTATTCTTATATCTTTGTGTTAATAATTTATCAATACCAGTATCCATGGCGCTTCTAACATTTCCTTTTGTTGCACCATAATTTGTCATTATATCTTTATTTAACTGAGCACCCTTTTCTACAAGTTTATTTCTATCTTCATCATACTTTTTCTGTAGTGCTTTTGCTTCAGTAATTTTTCCTTCTATTTCTAATTCTTTTATTTTCTTTTGATAATACAAATCTAAAGAATCTAGCATTTCTTTTTGTTGTTCCATCTGTGCTCTTTGTGATGCAACGACTGCTCCAGATAACTTACCATTTCTTTCATTAGCCCCTCTTTGAGAGAAATAGCCTCCTACTGCACCAGCAATAGCGCCTAGACCAGTACCAACTATTGTTCCAATACCTGGCAATATAGCAGTTCCAATTGCTGCACCTAATCCAGCACCTGCTGCAGTCATTCCACCCATAGCAACATTTGGATTTAAAGCACCCATATTAAGGAAGCCCCCACGACCACCCTTTTCTTGCATTTGCTGAAATAGTTGTTTGTTTTGTCCCTCTGTTTGCTCAATAAGTTTCATTCTAATCTCTAAAGGATCTTTTTCTAAATTTTCTCCATTTGGTCCAATTAGTTGATTTATTTGAGCAGTTACCGAAAATCCTAATCCATAATTTCCTGTTTTCTGACCAATATTTAATGCTATTGATTTTGCTTGTTCTGCACTTAATGCTCCAGCCAATACGCTACTTACTAATTGATTAGTTAAATCTCCTCCAGTAGCCTTAACTCCCCGAGTTTTAAGAGATTCAACTGTTGCGTCCATAACAGTTTTACCTTCTTTACTAGACACATATGCTTCTCCAAATGTAGTCTTTCCTGGTTTTGCGCCAACTAATCCAAATTTCTGATCTCTTCTTCTATCCATAATTTCACCAGCAGTAACGTTGCCAGAGAATTTAGCAAGGTTTCTCATTGAATCTTTGCTTGCTGACAAAGACTCTCTTAGTTTAATTGATGAATCTTGTGCCTTATCAAATTCCATTCTAAGTTTAATAATTCCTGCAGCCATTGCACCTATAGAAACCATAAGTGCTCCTATAGGGGTTTGTAACATAGGCCCAATCATTGTTAGCATCATTAAAGGCATCATTAATTTTTGAGATACGTCACCAACTTTGCCTGGGACCATTGATCCAGCCATAGCAGCCATTGAGAGGCCCATACCAACTCCACCCATGCTAACACCAGGTCTTGAACCTCTTTCAGCCTTTGCAAGTCTTTGTTGTTCAATTTTATTTTGTCTCCAATTACTAAACTTTCCAGCAACTGTTGGCTTTGCAGTTCCTGCTCCAGCAACCATTGGCATTATTGTTGATTGTGATAAAGGTTTCTTTTGTGCTAGTTCTGCGATACGTGCTTGTTTTTGTAATTGTCTACGTAAAGACTTTTGTGAAGCATCTATTGGGCCTCCGCCATATAAAGATGCACGTGATGCTGCTGCCATTTGTGCTTGTGACATTACACCTTGTGTGGCTGCTACACCTATTTGCTGACCCGCTACTCGTGCATCATCTACATATTCTTGTGCACCTATTATTAGTCCACGCCCAGCATCTTGACCAATCTTTTGCATTCTTTTTGATGGAGATGCAGATTGTAATTCAGCCCTTAAACCTTGCTCTAAACCATTTACAAGATGTTGTGCTGTTTGTTTTCCAAGATTTGTTCCTACACGAAGTTTAATTCTTTGTTCTCTATTAGCAGCCCTAGCAGCCTGCTCTTGTTTTGTTTGACCAAAATGTTCTTGAGAAGTTCCTGCTAAATATGCTGGCGATGCTGGTGCAATACCTGGAGTAAGCATAAATCTAGGAATTCCATATTGTGGTAATCCAGCAGCACCTCCAAACATTGAGATTCCTGCACCTCTGGCCTTAGATAAACCTTGAAAGTTTCCAGGCTTTGTAATTGATTGTGCAACTATATTATTTGGTAACTTACCAGCAAGTGCAGTTGCATCAGCAGCATTTTTTACATTAAGTCCAAGTCTTCTTGCCTCATTTTGTGCTTGAATTAAATCTTGTTGTAACATTGGAGCCATTTTCCTAGCAGCGTCTGCAAACTTGCTAACTGGGCCTCCAGCCCTCTTCATATCTGCATTAAACTTTTCCATCAAATTGCCAAAGGCTTTTTCTGCTGGAATTCCCTTTTGAACTGCTTCTGTTGCTACATCTATTGCTTTTTTATTTGCTATTTGCCATTCTTTTATTTCTTTGTTAATTGATGTAACTGAAATCTTTGCAGCCTTAGCAATATCCTTTGCATAAATGCTAGTTAGATTTACCATACTTGCTGGATTAATACTTGTAAATGGAACAGCACCTCCAGAATTTGAAACATTTAATTTATATGGAATTGGAACTGTTGTGCCAGACTTTCCAACCCTACCCTCAGATCCGCTACCAATTCTTCTTAATTTCTTTTCTACTACACTACCAACACCTTCTGAAAGGTATTCCATAGTACCACCAGCAATCATATGTTTTATTGCTGGTTTATTTCTTGGATCTTGTGCTGGACCTGCTGGGATTACTGCTTCTCCTGGAGTAAGCATTGCAGGGACAGTATCTGTACCTCTAGCAAAATAAAATGGTCTTACCTTTGTTGTACCACTTGCAAACTTTGCCCTCTTACCCCCACCTATAATTGGACCACTAAATCCACGTTGGGCAGCAATTGCTCTTTGATAGGCGCTTATTAATGCATTTAAAGCAGATGTTTCAGATGTAAATGTTTGCTGTAATCTTGTGTGTATTTGATTTAAAGATGCTGCGACAGATGCTGCTTCTGCCTGCTCTGATGTTAAATATTGTGTTTGTTCTCCTAAAGTATTTGAAGATTGTCCTGCACGATTAAATATTGATTTCATGCTAACAAATAGTTTAATAATATTTGCAAGTCCGTTAGCCAATAAACCAAAGGTCATAAGTAATATTGGACCTATTCCGCCAAGAAGTGTTGTTAGAATTACAACAAACTTTTTAGTTCCATCACCAAGATTATTAAACTTTTCTAATACCTTACCAATAAACTCTGCTATAGGTGTTATTGCTTTTAAAAATTGCTCACCGACTGGTGCTAAACTAACCTTTAAATCCTCTATTGTTTTCTTAAATTTATATGTAGTTGACTCTTCAACTTTAGATAATTCTCGTTCAGATAAAATAGCAAGTTCTTCTGTTGTGGCTTGAGTTAATTTTAATACACGACTTGCTTGATTTCCTTGCTGAATAACATTTTGGAATAGTGTTGATAAACGTGCAAACTGAAATTTACCAAATAATTGTTCAATTGCCTTTGCTCTATTTAATGGATCTAATGTATTAAGTGCTGCAGCAAAATCTAATACAACCTGTTTTACATTGCCCTTGTTTGTTTCAACAATTCCCTTTAAATTAATTCCCATATCAGCAAGCATTTGAGATGCTTTATCTGTTGGATTAATTAACGATGCAAGTCCAGACTTAAGTGCGTTTGCACCTTCTGATGCATTAATTCCACCTTCTTTCATTGCTGTTAAGAAGAATGCAAGATCTTCAACATCTCCACCAAGTTGTTTTACAACTGGACCAGCCTTTGGTATAGCAACTGTTAAATCTTCAATAGATACAACTGTTTGGTTTTCTACTGCGTTTAAAAAGTTAATTTTTTGTGCTAATTTTTCTGCAGACAATCCAAAAGCATTTGTTAAGGATATTGTAGTTTCTAAAGATTGCTCTTGTTCTACGCCACCTAAAACAGATAATCTTGTTGCTTCATTAACCTGTGCAAGCAGTTCAGCACCCATCTTGCCTTGTGCTGCTGCAGTGGCTGCCATCTCCATTGTCTTTTCAACAGCAACACCATACTTTGTAAATTGTTTAGCAAGTATTTGAATGTCTGAAAGCATTTTTTCAGTTTCTGCACCAGTAGTAAACATTTCTCCATAAACACGTTTAAATCTAATAGCCTGTTCTTCTAATTGCATAAAAGTTTTAGCAGCAGCAGTTCCAAGGTATGTTAGTGGTATTGTAAAGCCTACCATTAACTGACGACCAGCCCATTGTGTATTTTTACCAAAGTTAAGCATATTTGTTGCGCCTTGCTTCATTAACTGATTAAGCAATGCTTGTCTTTGTGATGCTATTGCAGTTTGAGTTCCATAGTTTTGCATATCAAGAGCCAATGGTCTAATAGCAATTGCTCTCATTGCCCCATTAGCATCTCTACCTAATTTAATATACTGAGTTTGTAAATCTTTGACACGTTCACGTGCGACCTTACTTATGGTATCAAATTCTGATGAAAATAATCTTCCGAAAGTTTTTGTAGCACCCATTGAATAGCGATAGTAATCTCGCATTGAAAGTTTGTTTTTTTCAAGAGCATTTGTAAAAGATTCTGTTGTAGTTTTAACAGTCCGCATAGAAGCAGACCATTTACCAGAAGCATTAAGTGAGTTGATTAAATTTTGTTGCATATTGGCGGAGACTGCTGACGCTGCTGCGCCACTCTTCGCCATAGATGTATGGAAGGCTGATATCTGCTTCTGTAAAAGTTTTATGCTGGCTAATGCTTCAGACGTATCGATATTTACATGAATATTCGATTGAACATCAGCCATTCCATTACACCTCTATTTATATTTATTTTTTATACGTTTGCAAGTCCGCCGATAAGACTGGCTTCTGTTAACTTAATTCCTGAAGCCTCTTCAACGATTTTGTAAACTGTAGGAAGATCCAAATTCTCTTCAAGAGCAGCAAGATCTTCTGACAACTCTGGCTTATATTGCTGCATAGCAATTGCTACACATTCCATAAGAAGAGTCATTGATTTTTCATTATCTTCTGCCACTGCTGCAATACCTTCGAACTTCTTCATAAATGGACGAAGAAGAGATATCTTCAGTGGTCTTACTTTTATCTTTGTGCCGTCAATAAGAACGATTTCTTTTGCTTCATGCACAGTTGTAGCCATTATTCCTCCTTATAAGGTTGAATTAATTATACCACAATGGCTTTTATTTTTAATCTTTTATTTCTTCATACTCTAGCCCCATGCCAATACCAAATCCAGCCTGACTAGCATTTATTCCTTGAAGTGAAAGAACATCTCTTGAGTCTGATGCCTTACCTTTACTAAATACTCTTGCTTTCATATCTTCCCAAGCATTTGACTTTTTAGTATTTTTATCTAAATCTACACCTTGAATTGCAGCATAAAACTTTTTATCTGAATAATCTAACTCTCTTTTTATATTTAAGGTTTCTGTTAATTCTGGCATAGACATTGATGTTTCTAGTTCTTCATAGTCTTTCCAAATACCGAGCAAAAATACCTCTGCCTCAAGTTTGACCAAATCGAGTTTATCCCATGAAGCGCCTGGACTTTCTGTTGCTTGATCTTTTATTTTTTCTTGGGATTCTTTATCTATTTTAATTCCCGCAGCAATATCTAATACTTTATAAATTGTTTTAATATCTATATTATCTTCAAGTTCTTCTATTGTTTTAATATTTGGATAATATTGTTTCATGCAGATTAATGCACATTTTGCTAATTCTGAAATAGCCTCTTCATCACTTTTTGACTTTTTAACATTTTCAAACTGTTCCATAAATAAACGAAGATATTTTATTTTTAGTGGGGTAACATATATTTCTGTTCCATCAATTAATTCAACATATCCACTATTATATATTTCGGTAGCCATGTATTTATTATAGCAAACAGAAAAGCCCAGCCTTTTCAAATATGACTGGGCTATCCGTTTTATTAAGTTGTATTATGGAGTTACAGTGCGATCAATGATCTTACCGTATGAACCTGTTGAATCTTCTGGTAGCAAACGGAATGAAACTTCAAACATTGTAGCCTCATCACGCTTTGCAGACACAGTTACATTCTCAATTGAGAGTGCACGATATGCAACATAGATTCTTTCCTTGTTGGAACCTTCTTCGCAATCACCTGTTCCAGGACCTACTGCTACTAAACCACGTTCTACTGGGCATTCGCCAAGATTACCTGATTTAATATTAAAGACCTGGCCATTTGATGTACCCTTGTCACCAGTAAGGTCTCCAGGACCACCAGCAACAGCAATAAGAAGATTTTCCAATGTGGCTTCAGCAAATGTTGTGTTTAGATTTACTTGCATGCCTTGCTTAAAAAGTTTAGCAACGTCAAGGATCTGATCAACAGCAACCTCACCAAAGTCTGGCTGGAACTGTAGTTCCAAACCATTCATTGTATATCCAACCGATTCAAAGCCTGCTGTGTCATCAAGTGTCGCAACATATGCTTCGCCAGATACTGGGGTTGGATTTCCACCCAAGGCTAATGGTCCGTCATGAACAAAAACCTGGGCTGCACCAACGATAATATTAGTACTATTACCTAGAGCCATTTATATTTCACCTCTTTATTTTTCTAGAAATTAAAAGGCGTGTTTCCTCATTGATAAGTATACAGCCTTATTTTAAGATTTATGCCAGTCATAGTCTATTATTAGTTTATTGCCAGCAAATGTTCTGGCTGTTCCAAAATCTATGATATCCCTGGTTTCTTCGAGTTGATATACCTTAATATTGTGAAAATATACTGGTAAAAATTCTTTATCTGCCACGACAAACTTACCTTCATTTGTTAGTCTTTGGTCTATCCATCTATTTAACTCTTGTGCTGATTCGTCTGCATTATCTAACAAATCCTGCACTCTTTGAGTATGCTCTATTAGTAATTCTGGATCTCCATCTATTTTATAAAAATAATATAACAATTGCTCACATTTAATATGTGGAAATGGTCCACGACGCATTTTAAACATTCTATCAAAAACAGCAAACATACCATCTGGAAATGACTCCGTTAATGAGTGTAAGTCTGTTGGCATTGATGGAAAAAATGGTATTGTTTCTTTTCCAGACATAGGAAGTTTATCCTTTAGATATTCATTAATAAATATTGGTGGGTAATATATTGCCATTATTTAATCACTCCCGCATTTGCAATCCAACGATATCCTGTTTCATATCCTTTTGCTTTTCCACCTTTTTTACCAGCATTTAAATTTTTCTTATATGATGTAGGATTTTCTAAATAGTTTGCAATACCACTAATTCTTAAGAATGCTTGTGTAAAAAACCTATTAAAAAATGAATCAAATATTTTTTCAAAACCACCCTGAACTGCAGTTCCTCCAGGATTTAAAACCTCTACAGGCTGTCTTGTAAAAATTTCTTCTCCATCAACTTCAAATGCTAAAGCCTGTGCTCTTACTGGACGAATCGTTACTGGTATTCCTTGTTCCATAATTCTTGCTTTATCATAAAAAGGAACACGTGATCCATTTTTAATTGATGTAGATTGTTTAAAAGTTGACCTAAAAGAAAGTCCTACATTACTTGCTGTATATTGAATATCATATAATCTTGCATTAGGACTTCCTGTTTGATACCATTCATAAACATGATGTAACATTTCTGGATTAACCCTAGCATTAGAATCTATATACTCTTTCATTAATTCTACTGTTTCTATACCAAGTGTACTCAAAAATGCTTTTTTGCCACCTTGTATTCCATCAACATATCCTATAGAATAATCTATAATATTTTTCATATCTTTACGAAATGCAGTAGTGTTGAATGCAACTATCATACATCTACCGCCTGGTTTTCTGATCTACGCAATATAAGTTTGTAATACTCTACATTACCAAATGGGCCAGCAAATGGTTCTTGTGTTGCTATTTCAAATATTGTAGACTTGCCTGCACGTGGACCAGATGTTTCAGTATATATTTCATTACAGTTTTTATCTTTAATATTTGTAATAATAACATTTGTAATTGTATTTTTTGCATTAATACTAGATATGCGGACATCTGTTTTACATCTTCCCAAAAGTAATTTTTCTTGTGTTATATTTATATTTGGTGTTATTTCTTCTTTAAATGCAGTTCCTGCTGCTGCAAAAGAACATGCAATTGTTCTATCTAAGATCCAAGTTTTCTTAACATTTCCATATGCACCTTGTTCAACTATTGGATGGTATATGTCTGCCTGCATGGGAAAAGCGAAGTCTGGTTCCTCGCAAATCATTATAAAACTCCTGGCTTAGTTATTGTCTTGACATATTTATCTAAAATTTTATCTACTACCATATTTCCAGTACCAGACATCATACCTTTATCAAATTGAATTCTAAATTGATCTGTATTGTAAGCAGATATATATCTTGTATAATAGTCTAATTTGCCACACTTTATATCTTCAATAAGCATTTTTGTTGCAACTTCTACATCTGCTGGTACTGCACGATATCCAACATCTAAAATAAAAGTGTAATCAAACCCTCTTGGAAAGTCTGTTGGAGAATAAGCAACATATCCTAAATCTCCATGTGCTGTAGAAATTTTTGTTAAATCATTTTCTCTTCTATTTTTTTCTTGTCCAACAGTTGCTGTTTCAACTTTATATATTGCAGAATTATCTAATAAAACTTTATACTCAAATTCATAATTTTCTGGGTTATCAATATCATATACTAAAATATCATTTTCATAAACTTTTAAAACTCTGTTAAAGTCATGCCATATTGGAAAATAATCTGCACCATTTCCAGAAGTATTCATTACTAGTTTATGATTATAAAAACCATCACCCACATAAGTATCAATTATAGATCTTGCTATAAGTTCGTACATCTGATATTCTTTAATTTCAGTTGCTGTTTGTGCCATATCTGATGGATTTACATATGGTCTTATTATTGATAAATTACTTTCGTAAAGAATATGTTCGTGTTCTGTATCATAAAATCTAATTAAAAAGTCACGATCAAATTGTACTTTTTCAAGTGGTAATTGATAAACTAATTTTTTATTTGCATCAGAAAAAATATTTGACTCTTCTACTGAGTGATCCACCAAATCCTCAACATAAACAATGTATTCATAATTTGCTATAGGCAAATCCCACGTTGTTACTAGAGGATAGGGTGGAACTCTCAATACTTCCATGCTTATCGACCAAATTCCCTTGCCACTTCTTCTGGTGTAGCAATTCTTATATGATCACGTGTAAGCCACTTATCAGCAGCAGACTTTGAAACAATGTTATATCCACGATATACCTTGCCAACTTCTGGCCAAGATACATTTCGTGTTGAAAAGATAGCGACTGTTTCTTCTTTTACTTTCTTCTTGTTAGACTTTTCTTCTTGCTTCTTAGGAGTAACAGATGTAGATCCGATGACTCCCTCTGCAACCAATCCCATTCCTGGGACATCAGAATTACCTCCGAAAGATGGTGCTGTAATTATGTTTTCTGCTGGCTTTGGTTCTTCTGGAGCAGAAATAGTTGCAGTAACATTAAGTTCTTCAGCAACTTGCTCCACCGCAGTTTGTTCTACTACAGGCTCCTCATTTTGAATTACTGGTTCTGTTGGTTGTGTATTTTCATTAAAAGAAAAATCTTGTTCATTATTTTCTTCAGACATATATACCTCCTATGTAGATATTATAACAGAATATAAAAATAAGAGGGGGAGGAGATTGTCCCCTACCCCCTCTCAAAAGGGATGTACTTACAGATTATGCATCTGCAGCAGCATCGGCCCAGACGATTGCATCTTCTTCTTCCCATTGAATACCAAAACGAACGAAGACGGTATACTCAATTGTATCCTTCTTTGCCTTGTATTCACGGTTTACAACGATGTCTCGCTGGAAGCCCCATACACGGTTCTGAGGGAATGTCAAATCGACATATCCATCTGGATAGTAAGGAACTTCTTGTACGTCAATTCCGAGAACACGTGTTGTACGTGCTCCACCGAATGTCTGACCATTT